ATTATTTTCTTTAGTTTTTTATTGTTTTATAAATTTTTATATATTTATTCTTACAATAACCCACGTCTATGTGGGTTCCGTTGGTTAATGAATACTAACTTTTAATGTTTAGTTACCGAACAACCAATTTACACTATTCTATATTGAGGTTCCTCAAATAACTTCAGCAAATTTTAAAAGTAACAAGTAAAATGGCAAATTCAAAATTGTTAAAAGAAGCAATTGCTGATGCTAAAGCTGTAAGAGAAACTGCTATCGCTAACGCTAAGATTGCACTTGAGGAAGCATTTACTCCAAGATTACAATCTATCCTATCAAAGAAGCTACAAGCTGAAATGGAAGGTGATGATGAAGAAATCGAAGAGGAATTAGATTCAAGTGATATTGGTAGTGGTGATGAAGAAACTCCAGTTGAACCATCAGATGTTGCATCTGACGCACACACAGAACTTGGACCTGAATCTGAAGAAGAAACTGCAGAAGTAGGTGATGAGTTGGAAGAAGGTGAAGGGCATGATGATGACGAAATCGAAGAAGCTAAAGTCTCTGAAGAAGAAGAGGTAGAAGAAACTGTTTCTGAAGAAGAAGAAGTAGAAGAAGGTTCTCACGAAGGTGAAGAAGATTCTATGGACGAAGAAGAAGAAGTAGAAGAAAACTACAAAGAAGAAGAAGAGATGGAAGAAGAAGATGAGTTAGATTTAGAAGCTATCATCAAAGAATTAGAAATGGATATGGAAGATGAAGAAGAAGTTTCCGAATTGGAAATGGATTCTGAAGAAGAAGTATCTGAAGAAGAAGAGGATGAAGTTCACGAAGAAGAATCTGAAGAAGCAGAAATGGAAGAATCCGAAGAAGAGGAAGTTGAAGAAACTATCTCAGAAGAGGAAGAAGAAATGGATGAAGAAGAAGATATCGACTTGGATGAAATCCTTAGAGAAATGGGATACGGAGAAGAAGAAGAAATGGAAGAAGAAGTAGTAGCTGAAGAAGAAGCTAACGAAGAGGTAGTTAAACTACAAACTGAGTTAGAAGAAGCTTACAATACTGTGAAATCTTTAAAATCTACTATCAACGAAGTAAACCTTCTTAACGCAAAATTATTATACGCTAATAGATTGTTCAGAGCTTATAACTTAAACAATGAGCAAAAATCTAAAGTTGTTGAAAACTTAGACAGAACATCATCTGTTAGAGAAGTAAAATTAGTTTACGCTACGTTGGCAGAATCAATGAATTTTACAGGAACTGAGAAGAGAACTAAGAAAGTTGTAGCTGAAGCTGCTTCTAAACCAGTTGCTTCAACTGCACCTGCAAAAGAAATTATTTCTGAAAACACAAATACGTTAGCCGAAAGATTTAAACAATTGGCTAATATTAAATAATTAACTAACATTAAAAAGGAAAAATAAAATGGCAAATTTTGATTTATCTAAACTAATGGAAGGAAAGAACCCACAAGCTGTAATGTTGAATGAAACAAGACAACTAAAAGGTAAATGGGAACAAACTGGACTTCTAGAAGGTTTAAATGAAAAAGAGCAAGGCGCAATGTCTGTTCTTTTAGAAAACCAAGCAAAACAATTGCTTGATGAGGCATCTCAGACTGGGACAGCCGCAAATAGTGAAGAGTGGAGTGGTGTAGCCCTTCCTCTTGTTAGAAGAATCTTTGGTGAGATTGCTTCTAAAGAATTCGTTAGTGTACAACCAATGAACTTACCTTCAGGACTTGTATTCTATCTAGATTTCAAATATGGTTCGGAAAATGGTGGAAAACTAAAGCACGAATCTTTATTTGGTAACTCAGGTTCATTAGGTTCAGGTAGAACTGGTGAAGCTGCTGGTGGTTTATATGGTAATGGTGCATTTGGATATTCTATCAATGAAGATTCTGTAAGTGTAGCAACTGGTGCTCAAACTTGGGCTTCTGCTTCACATGCTGATATAGGATTTGATGGTGCATTATCTGCTTCTGTTGAAGTTGGTGATATCCAAAAATTAACTATTGCTAAATCTGATATCTCAGCTACTGCTGATGTAGATGCAATTGCATCTTTCGCTGTAAGTGGTACTGATATTAATGGTGCAAACTACTCTCAATTCAACAAAGTTGATGGTGATAACCTTATATTCTTCGTTGGAACATCTGCTGCTGTAGATGCAAACGCTGTAACTGTTAAGTTTTCTCATATCCCTGCTGATTATAACAGAGGTGACTTTGAGCAATCTTCATTTACATCTCCTGGTCCAGCAACTGGTGATGACCTTCAGATTCCTGAAGTAGACCTAGAGTTGAAGTCTGAAGCAATTGTTGCTAAGACTAGAAAACTAAAGGCTGTGTGGACTCCTGAGTTGGCGCAAGACCTTAACGCTTACCACTCAATCGATGCTGAAGCTGAATTAACTTCTATGTTATCTGATTACATCTCATTAGAGATTGATTTAGAAATCTTAGATATGTTAAAATCTAACGCTTTAACTGTTGAATACTGGTCAGCTACAATAGGTGAAGAGTACAATGGTTCATCTTGGTCAGCTGGTAGTTCTGCTGTTGCTTACCAAAAGAACACTTGGTTCCAAACTTTAGGTACTAAATTAAACAAAGTATCTAATAAGATTCACCAATTGACTTTAAGAGGTGGAGCTAACTTCGTAGTTGCTTCTCCTGATGTATGTACTATCTTAGAATCAATCCCTGGATTTAGTGTATCAGCTGATAAAGATGCAATGTCTTTCGCTGCTGGTGTAACTTCAGTAGGTGCGATTGCTAACAGATACACAGTTTACAAAAACCCTTACATGACTTCAAATGAAATCTTGTTAGGATTTAGAGGAAGCAACTTCCTAGAAACTGGTGCTGTATATGCTCCGTATGTACCGTTAATCATGACTCCATTAGTGTATGACCCTCAAAACTTCACTCCAAGAAGAGGAGTAATGACGAGATACGCTAAGAAGATGGTTAGACCTGAGTACTATGGTAAGATTTTTGTTAAAGATTTACAATCTATCTAAGATAGAGTTTAACTTTATATAAAATGAATAAAGAGGGGTTCGAAAGTTCCCCTCTTTTTTTATGTCCTCACTAAAAATACTATTCTTATATTTCTTTATATTTATAGATACGATACTAAAGAGAGGAATAATTTATGGCAGTAGAATACATATACCCTGGTTCATCATCATTCTCAGTAGGGGATACTCCATTTGGAACTTTTGATTCGGATGCAATATTCGCAGTAGATGCCCCAAAAGTAGCTAATTGGTGTGCAAAACGATTAGGATACCCCGTCCAAAATGTAGAATTGGTTGATGAAAGTTTATTTGCTTGTTTTGAAGAAGCTACTTCAGAGTATGCTTCGCAAGTAAATCAGTTTAACATTAGAAATAACTTAGATACATTAAAAGGAAACCCAACGGGTTCAAATTACAGTGGACAATTAGTTCAAGGTTCAAATTTACCTGATTTAGTAGCCATTTCAGATGCATATGGTACACTTTCTGGTGTTGGTGGTAATACCGATATTCAAAAAGGTTCAATTGATTTAGTAGCTGGACAACAAAACTATGATTTAGATACTTTATGGGCAAACGTAAGTGAGAGTTCTAATAGAATTGATGTAGTAAAAGTATTTCACGAAGCAACTCCAGCAATTAATAGATTCTTTGACCCTTACTCGGTAAGTGGACAAGGAACTCTTAACTTAGTTGATGAATTTGGATTTGGTTCGTTCTCACCAGCAGCACAATTTGTATTGATGCCACTTTATGAAGATTTATTAAGAATTCAAGCTATTGAATTTAATGACCAGTTCAGAAAATCAGCACACTCATTTAATATCGTAAATAATAAATTACAAATTTTCCCAATCCCAACAACTACTGGTAGATTATGGTTTGAATACTTTGTTAGAAATGAATTTATTCAAAACTCAACAAACGTAACTTCGGATGTGGTTTCTGACTACTCAAATGTTGGCTATGATTTTATTCCATATAGTAAAATAAATGATGTTGGTAAACAATGGATTAGAAAATATTCACTTGCTCTAGCTAAAGAACTATTAGGAGCAATCAGAGAAAAATATAGTTCAGTACCTATTCCTGGTTCCGAAATATCGTTGGATGGAGCAGCATTAAGAGCTGAGGCTCAAACTGAAAAAGATGCTTTGATTGAACAACTCAGAGAAAACTTAGAAGAGTTAAGTAGAAAAAATCAGTTTGAAATTAGAAATAACGAATCTAATTATCAGCAAGAAATGTTACGAAAAGTTCCACTAACGATATACACCGGATAAAATGCCAAGATTCGCATTAGATAGAGATATAAGATTCTTTGAATCTATTTCAAAGGAATTAGTAGATGCTGTGATTGAAACAACAGTAGTTCTATTCAAGCTCTCTATTGAAGATATATCAACAAACCTTTATGGTGAATCCCTAAACAAATCTTATTATCAAGGTACTGAATGTACTGCTGTAATTGAAAGAGATGATTCTTCGGTTTCATATGAAGGATTTGGTGCTGATAGTGGACAAAACGTAGAATTTAGATTTAATAGAGTTACTCTAAAAGGAAAAGGATTCTATCCAGAGATTGGTGATATTATTAAACACAATGATGCATATTTTGAAATCGATAATGTGAGAGAGGACCAATTAATTGGTGGACAAAGTGGAGAGAAATTCTCAATCATTGCATCAACATTTATGACAAGAAGAAGTTCTATTCAAACTGAAATGAGAGTTATATAATGAATAAGAAAGAAACAAATAGAGCATTACAAAGAGGTATAGATAAGGAGTACACTAAAGGTGTTAAACTTTTAGATGTAGATACTACTATTGCTGAATATATGGTGGATACTGTGATACCTGATGTTGAAGAACATGGTAATCAAGTTAAAGTTCCTTTATTATATGGTAATGCTGAACGATGGAATAATGCTAGAGCAAAAGGATATCTGAGAGACCAAAGAGGTAAGATTCAGATTCCATTAGTAATGTTCAAAAGAAACTCTATCGAAAGAGATACAAACTTAGCACAATTTAAAGATGTAAATACATTACCAGCTTATAGAAAATATTCTAAAAAGAATAGATACGAAAGATTTTCATTACAACCAGATGCTCAAAAAGCATTTGAACAATATGAAGTTTCAGTACCTGATTATGTAACTGTAACTTATGAGGTAATGATTTGGACATCATTTACCGAACATATGAATACCATAGTCGAAGCATTTCAATATGCAACTGATAGGTATTGGGGAAGTGAAAAGGGATTCAAATTTAGAACTCGTATTGATTCATTTGATAACCAACAAGAAGTAGGAGAAGGTTCAGAAAGAATCATTAGAACTTCCTTTACAATGGTAGTTAATGCATACCTACTTCCAGAAACATATGATGAGAAACCAACTGTTAAAAAATCATTCACTCCTAAAAAAGTTGTATGGGGTATAGAAACTGACTTAACAGGTATGAGATTCTCAAATCCTAATATTTATAATGAGTATCAGAACGTTATAGATTTTGTAGCAATTAGGGGTTCTAAAGATGCAAATATTAATAAGAGTTTATATCCTGATGAAACAGCAGATGGTGTAACAAATAAGTTTTCTTATTTCTATTTAGAAAATTCTGAATTACCTATTTTACCACAAGAACTAAGAGGTACATTTGATACTAAAGGTTGGTTTAGAATCTATATTAATGGAGTGTTTATAACACCAAATGCATACACTTATACATTTGATGGTAGTATAAACAGAATATTATTTAAATTGGATAATACTCAAGCTTTTGAAAGTGGTGGTGAAATTACATACATTTTGGATTCTCAAGATGAAGTTTCTGTAACTGGTAAATTTATTGAATTATGAACATATTTACTTTAAAAAATATTCTAAAAGAGGTAAACGCACCTAATACATTTTCAGGTGTTCCTTCTGATAAAAATGGTGGAGATAGATATGAATTTTATCATCCACTTTATTGGATTTTTAAAGTTGAAAATATGAGAATAAAAACTTTAGATTCAAGATTAAAAGATAAAAGAAAACCGCATGCAAGATTTGATGTTTTTATGTATTTATTAACAGATGACTCTCAAGGTGAATTATTCGTTAGAAGTCAAGATTATGTTTACGAACAAGTTGGAAATGATTTCTATGTAAAAATGAAAAAAGAAAACTTTCCATTAGAAGATAGAAATGGAGACCCTTGGTCTTTCTCTACTGATGATAGGATATTTATAAAAGGTGATATTGAAAGAGTTAACTAATGAGTAGAAAGGTTCCAAACATATACACAGGTAATACAGTAAAAAAGAGAGATAGACAATCTTTCAAAAATTTTGTATTGGAAGTAATAGAAGATACGTTTATCAATGAGTTTACTCCAACCTCATCATCTTTGGATTCTGCTACTCAAAAATTATTTACTTTATTTTTAGGTTCTAAAGATGGTAACAATGATGGTGATTTATTGGATAGAGTAGATATAGAAGGATATAGATTTGTATATGAAGATTTACAAGTAGATAACGCATTTGATTATTTAGATGTATTTCTTTATGGAGTAAAGCAAGATAGAACTAAATATAATGTAAAGTTATATGATGGTGAGGGAACTGAATTATTATCAGGTCAATACGCTAGTGGTTCAAAAGAAATTAGAATGATATTTAATGAAGATATCACAAGAGTACCGTTGGAAGTACCAACAAACGCATTTACAATTAAGGGTAAAATAGTAGAAATAGAATAAAGGAATGGCAAGATTAATATCCAGAAAACAGGTAGAAGAGATACAGGATTTTATTAGGGATACCTCCTTTGCGCAAGGTGTATCTATATCTGGCTCTTTACTTGTATCTCAAAGTTTTACTTTAGGTTCAGACCCTTCTGAAAAATCTACTATAACTGGTTCAGTTGAATTAAGTGGTTCACTTACTATTGATGGACCTCTTAATGTAGTTGGTGACCAAGCATTAGAATTAACATCATCCGTTTCATTAGAATCGTTAGATTCAAGATTATTTGGTGGAATCAAACCTGAAGATTTCGGAGCAATGGATGCTACTATTTATGTATCTTCAACTTCTGGTGATGATACAAATGATGGTAGAACACCACAATTTCCATTAAGAACTGTAAAAAGAGCTGCTGAATTAGCAACTGCGGGAGATGATGGTAGATTTGGGTTACCAACTGGTTCTTTATTTACTGGTTTTGCAATTGAAGTATCTGCTGGAACTTACTTAGAAGAAAACCCAATTGAACTTCCAAAGAATACAACTGTATGGGGAGCTGGTTTAAGGGTAACTAAGATTGTAGCTAAAAACGAAAACGAAGATTTATTTTGGGTAAATAGTGGATGTTACCTTTCAGAGATGACATTTGCTGGATTGAGAGTATTTCCATCAGTAGATAACTCTCGAAGTGGTTTCGCAATTGCATTCGCACCAAACTCATTTATTACAACATCTCCTTATGTTCAGAACTGTTCGATGATTTCGAATCAGGAGAACTCATTCTTAGAAGCATATGAGGATATTCCTGCTGGTGGTGGTGGATTGAATGTAGATGGAAATATAATCCATCCTGATTCACCTCTTGCTTCAATGGTATTGGATGCATATACACAAATCGCACCTAATGGTGTGGGTTGTCAAGTTGTAGGTAGAGGATTTATTCAGTTGGTATCCTTCTTTACAAACTTCTCAGCATATTCTGTAAAGGTATTAGATGGTGGACAAGCAGTACTTCTAAACTCAAACACATCGTTTGGTGATTTTGGTATGTATGCTAGTGGGTCTAGGTTTATTACTGGTAGTGGTGGTAACTTAGAAGCATTTAATAGAGTAAGAGATGGTTATACAATTATTATTGATACAATTGAGGATGGGTTAACTGCAATACCTGAATTTGTACCAAATACAAATGATGGTATCAAAGTAACTGATGAATTACAACAATTTAGTAGTAATAATTCATCTGATAAAGTTGCAGAACAGGCAAAATCAGAATATAGATTAGTTTCAAACATTGTATCAAGTGGTATAAGTAATATTCCATCTTTATTAGCTAAATCAGCAACAAGAGGATATAACACTGGTTCGGTTTGGAATGTATCATTTGGAAATCAAATAACAGGTTCAACATCAGCAACCTCTACTGAATTAGCAATAATCGAAGATAGATTTGATAAAGTAAAAGAAACGTTAGAAATTGGAGCTAGAGCAACTGCTAGTTATACTTTAGTAGATAATATAGATGGTTTAGTAAAAGTTGGAAATGAAACTCCTTATATAACTTCAGATGCAACAACTCAAACTGAAGTTGATATAATTAATAGAAATTATAATTCTGTTTTACGAATAGTAGAGTTTGGACTGGATGATACTGATAATCCATTACCACCAATTACATCATCAAATGCTGGTAATATAAAAATAACTGAAACACCTCAATTTATTACTGATATTTCTTCAAGTGCAGAAGTAAGAAATAAGATTAGTTCTTCATTTGCAACTGTTTATAGAATTTTAGAATTAGGTTCAGATTATGCACCTAGTATTATTCAAAGTTCTTCATTTGAAAATCCATCAATTGATTATCAAAATGGATACAATGCATTATTAGGTAATTTATCATTTATTCAAGAAGAAACAATAGCATATCTTTCTTCATCTTGGAGTACATTTGATTATAATGAAACAACTTGTAAAAGAGATTTAGGGTATATTGTAAGTGGTGCAGCTCACGACTTATTATATGGTGGTAATGAAGAATCCGTTTTAAATGGAAATTTCTATTACCTATATCCATCAGAAGCAACATCATCACAAAAACAACAAACATTAGATGCTATTAGATATGCTGGTGGAATAGCAGAAAGGGTGATTGGTGATGTAACCTATGTAGAGCCATCTGTAAATGTTATAAACGGATATGATTTATTAACAAATAATAAATTATTTATACAAAATCAGGTAATTTCTTATGTATCATCTTCTTGGAGAAACTTTGATTATGATGAAGATAAATGTAAAAGAGATGTTGGACATATTATAGATGCAGTTTCAACTGATTTAAGATATGGTGGTAATGAACGAAGTAGAATAGCTGGTGAGTTCTATTACCTATACCCATCAACTGCTACAACAACACAACTATTACCAACATTAGATGGTATAGAGTGGGCAAGAGATTTATCTAAAAAATTAGTTGTTAAAGATACATTCGTAACGGCATCAGCAATCATACAATCAACATACGATTTAATTGTTGAAAATAGAAGTTTAATTCAAGAAGAAACTGTAAACTTTATTGATACTCAGTTTCCTAACTTAGTTTACCTAAGAGATAAATGTAAAAGAGATACTGGATTTATTGTAGATGCAGTTGCAACTGATTTATATTATGGTGGTAATCAAAAATCAGTTAGAGCTGGATTATACTATGGTGAAATTCCTTCGAAAGTAAATGGAGACCAACTAAATGAAACTGTTGATGGTATTTCTTACGCTAAATCATTTATTGATAAAGTAATTGTAAATGAAATAGTAGAAGCTCCAGCGGTAATTGATAACACATATTCAAGAGTTAAAGTTGGTAATATTCTACCATTCTCATCATCTTTGGTATCTGGTAGTGAAACTGAAAAAGTAAAAGTTAGTTCTTCATTTGGATTAGTTGAAGATATTATTAAGCAAGGTGAAGATTCATTACTTGCAGCTATTGCTGGTAATACACCTAATTTAGAATGGACATTAGAAGAGCCAAAGTTAGTTAGTAGTACAACATTAATAACCTCATCGATAACTGCTAGTAATAGTGAACTTAGTAGTATTTCTCAATCATTCGAAATAGTAACTACGATTATAGAAAGTGGAAGCTCAATAACTTCAGATATAGTTGTTGGATTTGCACCAAATGGTTTACCTATTTCTCAAGTTGGTATTCCTAAAAATTCTTATGGTGATAACTTAATAACAACTACAATTGGTACAACATTACCAAATGATATAGTAGAAGTTTCAAATGTAAAAGATGGAATTAAGTTTAATAACAATTCACAATATACATCTTCTATATCAGCATCAACTCCAATTTCATCAGAAATTTCAGAATCATTTAGAACTGTAATTGATATTGTTGAGTATGGAATTAGTGGAAGTAAGGAAATATCAGGTTCAGCTAATTCTTCATCTTATTTTGAAGTTGTTTCTTTACCAAACGATTCAACTGCATTTTATATTAATGATAATCAATTAAAATACTTTGATGGTAGAGAAGGATGGAGATTAGGTGGAGAAGATACTGGTTCTTTCTTGGGTTCTAAAAAAGACCCAACGTTAACATTGGTTAGAAATGAAATGTACACTTTCTCTGTTAATGATTTAGGTTTTGAAGATATTAATATTAATGCACCATTCTTAATTAAAACCAAAAGAACTGCTGGTACTACATATGATGTATATGAAAGTATTGGTTTAATAAATAATGGTATTACATTTGGTACGATAACATTTACTCCTTTAGTAGATACACCTGATACACTTTTCTATGTGAATCCAACAAATGTTTCGGCTAGTGGTGTAATAAACATTGTAGATAGTTTACCATTATCATCTGAGCAGGAATTTGTTTATGTTCCAACTAAAGGTGAATTTGAAAAAGTAGTAAACACTAAAAATAATATAAAAGTAACTGATGGTGTACAATATACTTCATCCTTAGATGCTAGTGTTTCTGATAGAAATATAGTAAGTGGAGGATTCAGTACGGTAGTTGGGATTCTAAAAAGTGGTATAGATTCTTATACACCAACAACAGCAACGTATAATCCAGCTGATGGTGAGTTTGTAATGACTATTTCTCAACATGATTTAGATGTTAATGATAGAATTTATTTAAGACCAGAATCATTCGTATTCACTTGTGATATGGATGGTAATAGAACTGAGCATAAATTACCTTCAGTTGGACAACCCGCATACAATAAACAATTAACAATAAATTCAATAACTGATAATACCATAAGTGTAAACGTTGGTAAATCAGGTCCGAATATAGAATTCAATCCAACTAACGCAAGTTATGACCCATTAACTGGAAATTTCGTTGCAACTGTTGGTAAACATACTTTAAGTGTTGGAGAAGGTATTATACTTTCACCAGAAGCATTTGCATTCACTTGTGATATGGATAATGACCAGGCGGTTAAATCATATCCAAGAGTTGGTATTGACCCATTTGCAGTTCGTTCTATTCCAATTACTTCGGTAACTGATACAACAATGACGTTTAACGTTGGAGCATCGGGTCCAAATAAATACTTTACTCCAACATCTGCATCTTATAATGCATTGACTGGTGATATGATTGTAACTGTTGGACAGCATGGTTTAGGAGTTGGAAGAAGTGTAGTATTAAAAGATGAATCATTCGCATTTACTTGTGACCAAGATTCAGATGCTACAACACATTCGTATCCAAGACCAGGTTCTGACCCATATGCTGGTAAATCGATAGAAATTAAATCAGTTGGAAATACTCAACACACACCAACTGATGCTCCTTATAACGCATCAACTGGAATTGTAACTTTAACTATTGCTGGACATGGATTTAGTAATGGAGATTATGTTAAGGTTGATAATGGAGCTTTAATCTATACTTGTGTATTGGATGGAAACACTGTTCAAAAATCTTATCCAAGAGCTGGATATGATTATCCAAGTGGAAGATGGTTAGAGATTTCAAATGTAACAACTAATACATTTGATATTAACATTGGAGCATCATCATATAAATCAGCACATACATTTGTATCGGCAACTACTGGTGGTATAAGAAGGCAAACTGGTACATTTACAATAAATGTAGGAGATGGTGGAACGGCATCAAACTCTTTACATACATTTGTATCAGCTTCATCAAACGCTGTGAAGCATGAACCACAATCAGTTCACACATTTGTATCTGCATCGAGAAAAGCTATTAAACACTTACCTCAATCAGTTCATACTTTTGTTAGAACAAACAAAGATTCAGTAAGTACTTTACCAATTCTAACTAAAAACATTGAAGGTTTAGTTAAAAGAAGTGATGCAACTCAATTTACTTCTTCATTAGTTGGTTCAGAAACTCTTATATCTAAATTATCATCTTCATTTGAAACTGTATTAGATATTATAGAATTTGGAACTGGTTCTACTCCAACAACAGCAACTTATGACCCTGCTGATGGTGATTTTGTAATGACTATTCCAAATCACAAATTTAGAAAAACTGATAGTATCTATCTAAAACCAGAATCATTCACATTTACTTGTGAAATGGATGATAACAAAACTGAACACAAATTACCTTCAGTTGGTCAACCTGCTTACAATACTAAATTAGGAATTAAATCTGTAACAAATAATACTGTAACTGTAAATGTTGGTAAATCAGGTCCTAATGTACAATTTAATCCAACTAACGCATCTTATGACCCAGCAACTGGAGAATTTGTAATAACAACTGGTACACATACTTTAAGTGTTGGTGAGGGAATTATATTAGATACTGAATCATTTGCTTTCACTTGTGATATGGATAATGACCAATCAGTTAAATCTTACCCTAGATTGGGTATAGACCCTTACGCTGGTCGTTCAATGATTATAACTGATGTTACCAATAATACAATGACTGTAAATGTTGGTATCTCAGGTCCTAATAAATATTTTACTCCATCTGATGTTAATTATAATGCATTGACTGGGGAAATGGTATTGACAGTAGGTCAACATGGATTGGGTGTAAGTAGAAGTGTAGTATTAGAAAATGAATCATTCGCATTTACTTGTGACCAAGATGGTGATTCTACAACTCACTCTTACCCAAGAAGTGGTTCAGACCCATATGCAGAACAATCGATAAAAATTATTTCAGTTGGAACTACATCACATACTCCAACAAATGCACCATACAATCCAACAACTGGTATCGTAACACTCACAATCTCTAATCATGGATTCTCTAATAATGATTATATAAAAGTTGATGATGGTGCATTAACTTATACTTGTGTATTAGATGGAAACACAACTCAGAAATCTTATCCAAGAGCTGGATATGATTCTCCATCTGGAAGATGGTTACAAATTTCAAATGTAACAACTAATACATTTGATATTAATATAGGTTCATCTTCTTACACTGGAGCACATACATTTGTATCTGCTACAACTAATGGAATAAAAAGACAAGATGGTACATTTACAATTAATGTAGGTGATGGTGGAAGTGCAAGTGGTTCAATCCATACATTTGTATCTGCATCAACAAATGCAGTTAAGCATGAACCACAATCAGTTCACACATTCGTATCAGCATCTTATGGAGCAGTTAAACATCTACCACAATCAGTTCACACATTTGTTAGAACTATAAATGATTCGGTAACTGTAATTCCTCCACAAATTGATAATACTGAAGAAGCAATCGCAGTAACAACTGAAACTCAGTTTACTACATCTTCTATCTCAGCATCAGCTGCAGATATAGAATTTATTTCTGGGGCATTTGATATTGTAACTAAGATTATAGAATTTGGAAGTGGTTCTTATGAATCATCATCATTGTATGGTAGTGAGGTAACTGCTTCATCAACTGTTGCAGCTTACAACTTATTAAAATCAAATATTGATTTCATAAAAGAAGAAACAATAGCATACTTATCATCTTCTTGGTCAACTGCATCATATGATGAAGATAAATGTATGAGAGATGTTGCTGGTATTGTTAGTGGAGCAGCTGAAGATTTAATTCACAATGTTTACTCAGCATCTATCTTTAATGGTAAGTTCTACTTAGAGTATCCATCACAAGCACAAGGTTCACAATTGAGTCAAACGATTGATGGAATTCGATACGCAAGTAGGGTAGCACAAAAAATAGCATCGAATGTAACATTCTCAAATCCAGTTCAAGATAGATTAGATACACAAACAATTATAAACAATAATAAAGAGTTTATTAAAGAAGAGGGAATTGCATTCCTATCAGCTTCTTGGAGTGATTTTGATTATCCAGAAGAAACTTGTAAAAGAGATATCGTACACATCTTAGATGCATCAATTACTGATATTGTTTATGGTGGTAACGAAAGAACAATTAATGCTGGTATATTCTATTATAAATTCCCATCTGAAGCAACTGGTTCTCAACTATTCCCAACTTTAGATGGTATTGAATATGCTGGTGAAGTTGCACAAAAAGTAGTAAGTGGAGCAGTATTTACACCACTATCTTCAGATAAAGTAAATGCTTATAACTTAGTATTAGAAAATAGAGATTTAATCCAAAATGAAGTAATTGAATATGTTTCATCTTCTTGGAACGCAGCTGATTATGATGATGTAAAATGTAAGAGAGATACTGGATACATAATAGATGCAGCAATTACTGATTTATTGTATGGTGGAAATGAGAGAAGTATAATTGCTGGAGATTTCTATTACAAATATCCATCACAAGCACAAGGTTCACAATTAGACCAAACTGTTGATGGTATAGTTCATGCTCAAAGATTATCTGATAAGGTAATGAGTAATACTATATTAGTAAATCCATCAGTAGAAAGAGAAGGATTATATCAAACGATAGAACAAAATAGAGAATTGGTTCAAGCTGAAGTAATTGCTTACATTTCATCTTCTTGGGTTGGATTTGATTATGATGAAGCTAAATGTAGTAGAGATGTTGGACACATCTTAGATGCTGTATCTACCGATTTAAGATATGGTGGAAATGAAAGAAGTGTTATTGCTGGTGAGTACTATTACTTATATCCATCAGAAGCAACAAGTGTTCAAAAAACACAAACTATCGATGGTATCGTACATGCAGCTAACTTAGTTCAAAAATTAATTCAGAATGTAGTATTAGTACAACCTTCAGAAACTAAATTAAGTATTTGGAATACGATTAGAGATAATAGAACTTTAATTCAAAAAGAAGTAACTGAATACATTGATTACACATTCCCATTCTTTACATATAATAGAGAAAAGTGTAGAAGAGATGTTGGACACATCTTAGATGGTGTTGCAACCGATTTCTTATGGGGTGGTAATCAACGAAGTATTAAGAGTGGAGAATTTTATTACTTATTCCCATCTGAAGCAACTACCGTACAAAAAGTAGAAACTATTGAGGGTATTGTATATGCTAAGAATTTAGTTAGAGATATAATTACACAAAAAACATTTACTCCAACAACAGCAACTTATGACCCATCAAATGGAGACTTTGTAGTTACTATTTCTAAACATGGTTTAGATGTTGGGGATGAAATTTGTATAAGACCAGAATCGTTTGTATTCACTTGTACAATGGATAATAATAGAACGGAACATAAATTACCATCAATTGGACAACCAGCATATAATAATAAATTAAAAGTTAAATCGGTAACCGAAGATACTATAACTGTGGATGTTGGTAAATCAGGTCCTAATGTAGAGTTCACACCTTCTTCTGCATCTTATGACCCAGCAACTGGAGAATTTGTAATCACAACTGGTAATCATAGTTTAAGTATTGGTGAGGGTATCGTATTAGATACTGGTTCATTTGCATTCACTTGTGATATGGACAATAACCAATCTGTTAAATCTTACCCTCGATTTGGAATAGACCCATTTGCAGGTCGTTCAATGATTATAACTGATGTTACTGATACAACAATGACTGTTAATGTTGGAGTATCGGCTCCGAATAAATTATTTACACCAACTGATGTTGATTACAACGCATTGAGTGGTGATATGGTTGTAACTGTTGGACAGCACGGATTAGGAGTAGGAAGAAGTGTAGTATTAGAAAACGAATCTTTTGCTTTCACTTGTGACCAAGATGGTGATACATCTGTTCACTCTTACCCAAGATTAGGTTCAGACCCATATGCGGAACAATCAATTGTAATAAATTCAGTTGGAACTACATCCCATACTATAACTAATGCACCTTATGATGCATCTACTGGTGATGTTACTATAACAATCACAGGACATGGATTTAGTAATGGAGATTATATCAAACTTTCTGATAATTCTCTAACCTATACTTGTATATTAGATGGTAATAGTGTTGAGAAATCATATCCAAGACCTGGTTATGATTACCCATCTGGAAGATGGTTAGAAATTTCTAATGTAACAACTAATACTTTCGATATTAACATTGGTTCATCATCTTACACATCAGCTCATACTTTTGTATCAGCTACAACAAATGGTTTAGAAAGACAAACTGGAACATTTACAATAAACGTTGGAGATGGTGGAAGTGCAAGTGGCTCAATACATACATTTGTATCAGCATCAATAAACGCTGTAAAACATTTACCACAATCAGTTCATACTTTTGTATCAGCTTCTAATGGAGCAGTAAAACACCTACCTCAGGCAGGTCATACTTTTGTTAGAACTCAAAATAACTCAATAAGTGTTTTATCTCAATTAATAACTAAAACTCCATCTAAAGTTTCTAATAGTGATGGAAATATAAAAGTAACATCATTTAATTCAGTATCTTCATCAATTGCATTGAGTGGTTCATATCAAACTGAAGTTAGTGAATCATATGATATTGTAACTGGAATTATAAAAACAGGTATTGAATCATTCACACCTAAAACAGCAACTTATGACCCTGCTAATGGTGATTTCTTAATGACTGTACCTAAACATAATTTACATAGTGGTGATAGTATCTATCTAAAACCTGAATCATTTGTATTCACTTGTGATATGGATGGAAATAGAACTGAGCACAAACTTCCATCAATTGGACAACCTGCTTATGATAATAGATTAACAATTAAATCAACAACATCAGATACTATAACTGTAAACGTTGGTAAATCGGGTCCAAATGTAGAATACAATCCATCAACTGCATCTTATGACCCAGCAACTGGGGAATTTGTTGTAACTGTAGCAAGTCATAGTTTAAGTATTGGTGAAGGTGTAGTAATGTCACCTGAATCATTCGCATTTACTTGTGATATGGATAACGACCAATCAGTTAAATCCTACCCAAGAGTTGGTATTGACCCGTATTCAGTACGTTCACTTCCTCTTACGGCTGTAACTGATACTACAATGACATTTAATGTAGGAGTATCAGGTCCGAATAAATATTTCACACCTGTATCTGCTTCTTACAATTCTCTAAGTGGAGATATGACTCTAACTGTTACTGAATCATTCGGATTGGGTGTTGGTAGAAGTGTGGTGTTAGAAAACGAATCATTTGCATTCACTTGTGATATGGATAGTAACGTAACTACTCATTCTTATCCAAGAAGTGGTTCTGACCCATACGCTGAGCAATCAATAAAAATCACTTCAGTTGGAACTACTTCTCATAGTGTAACCGATGCACCATATGATTCTGCAACTGGTGATGTAACTATTACAATAGCTAACCACAATTTCAATAATGGAGATTACATAAAATTAGATGATAATTCTCTAACTTATACTTGTGTATTAGATAAAAATATAACTACAAAATCTTACCCAAGACCTAATTACGATTATCCAAGTGGAAGATGGTTAGAAATTTCAAATGTAACAACTAACACATTTGATATCAATATAGGTTCTTCACCATATGTAGGTTCACATACATTTGTATCAGCAACTACTAATGGATTGAAGAGACAAGATGGAACGTTTACAATTAATGTAGGAGATGGTGGAAGTGCTTCTGGTTCATTACATACATTCGTATCAGCATCCAATAGAGCAGTTAAACATGAACCTCAATCAGTTCATACTTTTGTATCAGCTTCCAATGGGGCATTGAAACATTTACCTCAATCAGCTCATACATTTATTAGAACTCAACGAGATTCAGTAAGTACTTTACCTATATTAACTGAAAATATTGAAGGATTAATTAAAATTAATGATACATCTCAATTTACTTCTTCACTAAGTGGTAGTGAAGTTGAATCAGCATTTGTAACTCGTAGTGTAGGGTTTATTAATGATATTATTAGATTCGGAACCGATGATACACCATTTGCATTAGCTAAGTGGTTTGATGATACATTAGATACTCCACAACAACTAACAACTGGTTCTTATGTAACTGCTAGTGGTACTTATGTAACTGATACTGAATTTGGTATTGTAAGTTCATCATTTGGAGAAATTATTAATATCATAGAAAATGGTACAGGTTCATTTACTCCAACAACAGCAACTTATGACCCATCAAATGGAAACTTTGTAGTTACTATTCCAAATCATACTTTGGATATTGGAGATGAAATTTATATAAGACCAGAATCGTTTACATTTACTTGTACGATGGATGGGAACAGAACTGAACACAAATTACCTTCAGTTGGACAACCTGCTTATACTAATAAATTAGAGATAACAGCAAAAACTACTGATACTATAACTGTAAATGTAGGAGCATCGGATCCTGATATTGAATGGACTCCAACTAATGCAACTTATGACCCTGCTAATGGTGATTTCGTAATTACAACTGGAACTCACACATTAAGTGTTGGAGAAGGTATAGTATTAAGTACTGGTTCATTTGCATTTACTTGTGATATGGATAACAACCAATCAACTAAATCTTATCCTAGATTTGGAATTGACCCATTCGCTGGACGTTCAATGAAACTTACTTCGGTAACTTCAAATACAATGACGGTAAATGTAGGTATATCAGGTCCTAATAAATACTTTACACCAACTACTGCATCATATGATGCTTTAAGTGGTGATATGACTCTAACTGTTACTGAATCATTTGGTTTAGGAGTAGGAAGAAGTGTAGTATTAGAAAATGAATCTTTTGCGTTCACTTGTGACCAAGATGGAGATGCTACAACTCACTCTTATCCAAGAAGTGGTTCTGACCCATACGCTGAACAATCAATTGTGATTACTTCGGTAGGTACAACATCGCATACTCCAACAAACGCTCCATACAACTCAGTAACAGGTGTAGTAACACTAACAATCGCCAATCACGGATTTAGTAATGGTGATTATGTTAAAGTTGCTGATAACGCATTAACTTATACTTGTGTATTAGATGATAATACAACTACTAAATCATATCCAAGACCTGGTTATGATTACCCATCTGGAAGATGGCTAGAAATTTCTAATGTAACTACGAATACATTTAATATTAATATTGGTGCATCATCATATATAGGAGAACACAAATTTATATCAGCTGCAGCAAATGGTATTGAGAGACAAACTGGTACATTTACAATAAATGTAGGTGATGGTGGAAGCGCTTCAGGTTCATTACATACATTCGTATCAGCTTCAGCAAACGCTGTTAAACATGAACCTCAATCATTACATACATTTGTATCTGCATCTAAAGGAGCAGTTAAACATTTACCTCAGGCAGGTCATACTTTTGTTAGAACTGAAAATAACTCAATAAGTATTTTACCAAAATTAGTAACTAATGCTGAAAACAATATTAAAGTAACTTCAGCAAATCAGTTTACTTCTTCTATTGTAGGTTCATCAATTGAAATTAATAAAGTAAATACATCAGTTGGTATAATTGAAAATATATTACAAAATGGATTGGGTGTTAAACCAAACGTTGTTAAAAATAACTCTGATGTTGATAACTTAATTAAAGTTACTGACGCAGTTCAATTTACATCTGAATCATTTGGAGATAGATTACAACAAAGATTAATTTCATCATCAATTGCAATTGTAACTAATATTGTTAAAAATGGAACTGGTTCATTACCAACTGTTGTTGAGTATGGAGCTCCATCAGAATCACCAACAACAATTGCAGCATATAACTTATTAAAAGAAAATATTGGATTTATTCAAAGTGAATCAATTGCTTATTTATCATCTTCTTGGTCAACTGCATCATATGATGAAAGTAAGTGTAGTAGAGATATAGGAGGAATTATAAGTGGGGCAGCTGAAGATATGTTGTATAACGCAAATTCTGCATCTATATTCAATGGTAAATTCTACTATGATTTCCCATCTCAGGCACAAGGTGCACAATTACAACAAACTTTAGATGGTATTAATTATGCTGGTAGATTAGCAGAAAGTATTGTAAGAGGATATACGTTCCAAACTGCATCCGCAGTAGTTAGTGGTTCTTATGAATTGATTAGAAATAATAGAGAATTTATTCAAAATGAAACAATTGAATTCTTATCATCTTCGTGGGATGGATTTACTTATAATGAAATAACTTGTAAAAGAGATATTACTCATATTATAGATGCAGTTTCTACTGATTTATTATATGGTGGAAATGAAAGAAGTGTGAATGCTGGAGATTATTATTACAGATTCCCATCAGCAGCTATTAGTGGTGGTGTACCAAATGAAAATAGACAAAAAGACCCAACTGTAACTGCTATTGATTATGTACAAAATATAGTAACTGAAATAGTAAGTGGAGCTGTTTTCCAAACTGCATCAAATGAAGTTGAATTTGTTTATGATACAATTAGAGAAAATAGAGAATTCTTACAAGCTGAAACTGTAGCATTCGTAAACGCTAAATATCCAAACTTTGAATACAATGAATTAAGTTGTAGTAGAGATACTGGATTCATAATTGATGCTGTTGCTACTGATTTAAGATATGGTGGAAACCAAAGAGCATTAACTGCTGGTGAATTCTATTATAGATTCCCATCTGAAGCAACTGGTAATCAATTAGATGAAACTACTGATGCATTAATCTATACTAAAGATTTAATTGAAAAATTAGTTAACAAAGAAACATTATTTGTTCAAACAGGAAGTTTGAATACTGATAATGGAATTAAAGTAACTTCATTCTCACCAGCAACTGGTAGTAGTATAACTGATGTTACTATTTTTAACACAATTTCATCTTCATTCGCAATTGTATCAGATGCAATAGCTAATGGAAAAGCAGATTCAACTCCAACTAACGCAACTTATGACCCATCAAATGGTGAGTTTGTATTAACAATTGAAAGTCATTCTTATACTGAGGGTGAGGGTATATACTTATCACCTGAATCGTTCACATTTACTTGTGATATGGATAACAACAAAACTGAAGATAAATTACCTTCAGTTGGACAACCTGCTTACAATAATGAATTAGAAATTCTTTCAAAAACCAATAATACTATAACTGTTAACGTAGGAGCGTCTGGACCTAATGTAGAATTTAATCCAACAACTGCATCTTATGACCCAGCAACGGGTGAATTCGTAATGACTGTTGAAAGTCATAGTTTAAGTATTGGTGAAGGTATCATTTTAGATATTGAATCATTTGCTTTCACTTGTGATATGGATAATAATCAATCAGTTAAATCATATCCAAGAGTTGGTATTGACCCATTCGCTGGACGTTCAATGAAGATAACGGATATTACTGATACTACAATGACTGTAAATGTTGGTATTTCGGGTCCAAATAAATTCTTTACACCATCGGATGTTGATTACAACGCATTAAGTGGTGATATGATTGTAACTGTTGGACAGCATGGTATAGGTGTTGGTAGAAGTGTAGTATTAGAAAATGAATCATTCGCATTTACTTGTGACCAAGATGGTGATACATCTGTTCATTCTTATCCAAGAAGTGGTTCTGACCCATACGCTGAACAATCAATAGTTATTACTTCAGTTGGAACTACATCACATACTGTAACTGATGCTCCTTATAACGCATCAACTGGTGATGTTACTATAACAATAGCTAATCATAATTTTAGTAATGGTGATTATATCAAATTAGATAATAATTCTCTAACTTATACTTGTGTATTGGATGGTGATACTGTTGAAAAATCATATCCAAGAGCTGGAATAGATTATCCAAATGGAAGATGGTTAGAAATTTCTAATGTAACTACAAATACGTTTGATATAAACATAGGTTCTTCCTCATATACAAACACACATACATTTGTATCGGCTACAAATGATGGATTAGAAAGACAAACTGGTACATTTACAATAAATGTAGGAGATGGTGGAAGTGCTTCTGGTTCGGTACACACATTTGTATCTGCATCAACAAACGCTGTAAAACATCTACCTCAATCAGTTCACACATTCGTATCAGCATCAAATGGAGCAATTAAACATTTACCACAATCAGTTCACACATTTGTTAGAACTGAGCAAAATTCAGTAAGTGTTGTTCAACCTGCATTTGAATATGGTTCATTATTAACTGGTTCTGATATTCTAACTACATATGGATTGATTACTGAAAGTGTACCATTTATACAAAATGAAGTTGTAGAATATATTTCTTCTTCGTGGATAGGATTTGATTATGATGATGTTAAGTGTAGAAGAGATGTTGGATTTATTGTAAATGGTGTAGCAGAAGATTTAAGATATGGAATCGTATCTCAATCAGTAGTAAACGCTAAGTTCTACTATCAATTCCCATCTGAAGCTAATGGAACTGGTTCTCAAGCTCAACAAACTATTGATGGTATCAATTACGCATCACAATTAACTGAACAAATCGTTAAAGGTGTAACATTTGATTTCCCATCAGCTCAAATATCAGCATCAGTTGAATTAATTAGAAATAATAGAGAGTTTATTCAATCTGAATCAATTTCTTACCTAAGTTCTTCTTGGGAAGGGTTTGATTATGTAGAAGCAACTTGTATGAGAGATGTTGGACATATTTTAGATGCAGTATCTACTGATTTACTTTATGGTGGTAACCAAAGAAGTAAGATTGCAGGAGAATACTACTACAAATATCCTTCATCAGCAACATCAACTCAATTAGAACCAACTACAACGGGTATTAAGTACGCGGGTGATGTGGCAAGTAAATTAGTACAAAACGAAATATTCGTAACGGCATCGGCTGAGAGATTAGCTGGAAATAAAGTTCTTTTAGATAATAAAGAATTTATTCAGAATGAAGTAATCGCTTACATCTCATCTTCTTGGAGTACATTTGATTACAATGAAGATAAATGTAAGAGAGATACTGGATATATCTTAAATGGTGTAGCAACGGATTTCTTATATGGTGGAAATGAAAGAGGTAGAGTAAATGGTGAGTACTATTACTTATACCCATCAGATGCAACTGTTAATTACCAAACTAATCCAAACGGACAATTAAATCAAACAATTGATGGAATTAACTACTCTGCTAGATTGGCTGAAAAAGTATTAGAAAATACAATATTCGTTTCACCAACATCTGAAGTATCTGCATCGGCTGAATTACTAAGAAACAATAGAAGTTTCGTACAAAATGAAACTATCGAATTTATATCATCTTCTTGGAGTAATGTAACTTACAACGAAGATAAATGTAGAAGAGATACTGGATATATAATTGATGCAGCTGTAACTGATTTAGTTTACGGTGGAAATGAAAGAAGTAGAGTAGCTGGATTATACTATTGGAGATACCCATCAAGAGCAACTAAGGGTGGTACTCCATCAGAAGCTAATCAGTTAGACCCAACAATTGATGGAATTAGATTTGCTAATGGAACTTCACAAAATGTAGTTCAAAACTTAGAATACATAAATCCATCAGCTGAAATTAAAAATGGTGTTCAGTTATTAAGAGATAACACAACATTTATACAAAAAGAAACAATCGCTTATCTAAGTTCGTCTTGGAGTGAGTTTGAATACAACGAAGTTAGTTGTAGTAGAGATTTAGGATACATCATAGATGCAGTAGCAACTGATTTAACATATGGTGGTAATGCTAGAGCAGTACAAGCAGGTACATTCTACTACTATATTCCTTCAATCGCAACTACGGAACAAAAACCACAAACAACTGATGGTATTGATTTCTCAAAAGGGTTGGCTGAAAAGATAATCAAACAACAACAATTAGTATTCCCATTCTTATTAAATAAAAATGGAGCTAATGCACTTAGAGCGGAGAAAAAAGTATTACAAGGTAAGGCAATATCGTACACAAATGCGGCATTCCCTACTTTTGATTACAATGAAGAAAAATGTTATAGAGATACTGGATTTATTTTAGATGCTATCGCAACTGATATCATCTATGGTGGTAATGAGAGAAGTATCAGAGCGGCTGAATCGTATTACAATGGAGTGTATGGAAGTGCAGCTGTTGTTATTAACGAACAAAAGAAAGAAACTGCAGAAACTAATAGATATTTAAGAACTCAATTCCAATTCGCTGCTAGACAAGCGCCTGTTGAAGAGTTTGGTTCTTTAATTATTACAACTGGACATGATTTCTCTTACGCTGGTGCTGGTGTAACTTATAAAGCATTACCTCCTAACCAAGGTGGTGATGGTGTACCTGATCCTGATAAGGAAATTACTGAAATTGGTGGAGGTAGAGTATTCTTTACTTCTGGTAACGAACTTGGTGACTTTAGAATTGGTGGAGGTCTTGTTATTAAACAAGCTTCTGGTACATTAGAGGGTAGAACATTCTCTAAATCGTTATTCTCACTTGTAACACCATTCTCATTAGCACTGCAGGATTAATAAAAAAAAGTGAATAAAAATAAAAGAAATATTTATATAGGATATGGCAGAAGAATTAATACCACTAAACGCATTTAAATCCGTACTTACCACTTTGACAGGTGATGATGATGTAGTATATTCAGCTCCAAAAGGAGTTTCTACTATTTTATTATCTGCTCAAATAACGAATACTGGAACTACAGATGAACCCGTTACTATTAGTATAACAAGTAATAGGGATTTGCCAGTTCCACAAGTAGATTCAATAAGTAATTCGGGTAGTTTTTTAAGCGCATCCGCACTTATAGCTAAAAATCAAACATTTTTAGAAAAAGAATCAGCGGCATACACAAATTTTCAAAACAATTTAACACAAATTCCATTTAGTTTTACATCTTCTTTCTTTGAAGGATATGTTAGAACTGCTGTGGATGGTGTTGAGGCGGATTTAATCGAAGGAGGAACACTTCAGAGTAAAAAAGCAGCTCTTTCTTATTATAATAAGAACGGAGAAATCTTAATACCTAATGATTATTATACAGCATCTTATCAATCGATAGATTACGCTAATTTATTAGTACAACAAATACTTATTAATGAATCTGTAACGGGTTCAATTGATATACCTAGATTATATCAAGATAGTGTTACACAATCTTTTGATAATACATTAATAGCAGAATCAGGTTCAATCAGTGCTTCAGTTAATTTGTTTGATGCAATATCTGATACCATATCAAATCCAACGAGAGTTGAACAAGAACCCGTTGATTTAATTACAAATGTAACGATACCTGCTGGAGATTCATTATCACCGATTGTGGCGGGTAAATTAGTATTAGAACAACAATTTTCACTAATTGTATCAGGTTCTACCGATTTAACGGTAATTCTATCGATACTTGAAAGTGCAAACGAATAATTATATATTAAGAACACAAATAAATGAGCCAATTATTAAGCGGAAAGGTTAAAGTAATAAGGCCCTCCGATGTATCGGAGAATAGATATGAATATCTAAGGCTGAATGAGGCTGAACCAAACTTAGGTGTACCTGAGAGTGGTTCACTTTCTTCTGGTTCTATTGCTCTTGTTGCTTCTGATGCTGATGGTAATCGTTTATTTGTTACAACACTTCAATTAGAGCAAGTTACTGGTTCATTTAGTGGTTCATTTAGTGGAGATGGTTCTGAATTAAATAACCTTCCAGAAGCAGTAAGATTATTATCAGGTTCTGCATCAGCATCAATTTCACCAAATACTGGATTCTTAGTAAATGTATCATCATCATTTGATGGTGATGTAGATGTAGATGGTGATGTAAGAGTTACTGGTGATTTAATTGTTGATAATCGTATTGTAGCTAGAGAATTAATTGTAGAAATTATTTCCTCTTCAGTTATTTTTTCATCTGGTTCAAATATCTTTGGTGATGAACTTACTGATAAGCAAGAATTTACAGGTTCAGTTGGAATTACTGGTTCATTAGAAATAAATGGTGATACAAATGTTACTGGAGGATTTAGTGTAGAAGGAACATCATCTTTATCAGATACTATAATAGTAGGAATAACTGAATTAAGTGGTTCTACATTCGCAAGTGGAACTATTGAATTAAATAGTGGTTCATTCTTTAGTGGTAGTGGTGAGGGATTATTTAACATTCCAAAATCAGCACTAGCACCTGATGCATTAGTTACTCCAATCATAGCAACTGGTTCAGTAAGTGCATCTGTTGATGATTCTGGATTCTTTAGAGTATTTGGTAGTAGTTCAGTAACAACTGAATTAAGTGGTTCACTTTTAGTTAGTGGAAATATAGAATTAAATAGTGGTTCTTCATTTAGTGGTAGTGGTGAAAATCTTTTTAACATTCCAAGAACTGCACTTACCGATGATGCATTTGATTCATCAAGAATCGTAACAGGTTCAGTAACCGCATCTTTAGACCCATCTGGAGTTTTTAAGGTAGAATCAACTGGTTCAGTAAAATCTGAATTTAGTGGTTCAATATTTGTAAGTGGAGCAGTTCAACTTAATAGTGGTAGTATATTTAGTGGTAGTGGTGCTAATCTTTTCGATATTCCTCGTTCAGCACTTACCGAAGATGCATTAGAAACGAATTTAATTATTAGTGGTTCAGTAACTGCTTCCGTATCACCTGATACTGGTTTTGTAGTAAACTCATTAGATAGTGGTTCTACATTTACAGGTTCAATATTTTTAAGTAGTGGTTCATTTATTTCTGGTAGTGGTGAAAAATTATTTAATGTACCATTAGCAGCACTTTCAGATGATGCTCAAGACGCTGTTGAAGCAGTTCTTGCTTTTGAAGCTGGTTTATTAGCAACTGGTAGTGTAACTGCATCGGTTTCTGATGCTGATGGATTTGTTGTAAAATCCGAAGCTAGTGGTTCAACATTTAGTGGTAGTTTAAGATTAAGTAGTGGTAGTATATTTAGTGGTAGTGGTGCAGAGTTATTTGATATACCAAAATCAGCACTTACTGAAGATGCACTTATTACAAATAATATTAGAAGTGGTTCAGTAACCGCATCAGTTTCTCCAAACTTTGGATTAGTTGTAGAATCAGAATTAAGTGGTTCTACTTTTACAGGTTCTGTATTTTTAAGTAGTGGTTCATTCTTTAGTGGTAGTGGTGAACAATTATTCAATATACCAAGAACTGCATTAACGGATGATGCACTTATTTCGAACTTAATATCTACTGGTTCAGTAACCGCATCGGTTTCAACTGATGGTTTCTTTAGAGTACAATCAACGGCTTCAGTAACAACTGAATTAAGTGGTTCGGTATTTGTTAGTGGTGCAGTTCAATTAAATAGTGGTTCAAAATATAGTGGTAGTGGTGAAGATTTATTTGATATACCATTCTCAGCACTTTCTAATGATGCACAAGAATCAATTGAAGCGTTAGTATCGAGAGAAGCAGTTTTTATTGGAACTGGTAGTGTAACTGCTTCAACTGATGATAATGTATTTAGAGTAACCTCAATAGATAGTGGTTCTATATTTAGTGGTAGTGTTCAATTAAGTAGTGGTAGTGTATTTAGTGGTAGTGGTGCGGAATTATTTGATATACCAAAATCTGCGTTAGTTGAAGATGCACTAATTTCTAATTTAATCACAACTGGTTCAGTAACCGCATCGGTTTTACCCGATGGTACATTTAAAGTATTCGGAACAGGTTCAGTAAAATCTGAATTTAGTGGTAGTGTTTCTATAACAGAAACATTAGATGTTCCAAAAATTATAGCTGATGAAATTACTGGTTCATTTAGTGGTTCATTTAGTGGTGATGGTTCGGATTTAAATAATATCCCTCAATCAGCACTTTCTGAAGATGCTGTTAGAATTGCTAGTGGTTCAGCAACCGCATCTATTTCACCTAACTTAGGATTTGTAGTAAATACATCAGCTTCTATACAAGGTGATTTAACAATTGATAATGATTTAACTGTTGTTGGTAGAATTACAGCTAACGAAATATTTACTGATTTTATTTCATCATCAATAATTTATTCTTCTGGTTCAAATATATTTGGTGATAATACTGGAAGTGATAAACAAACATTATTTGGTGATACTTCTATATTTGGTAATTTAACATCAAGTAAATTTATAAGTTCCAGTGGATTTGTTGGGGATGGTAGTGGATTATTTAATATTCCACAATCAGCACTTTCAGAGGATGCACCATTAATATCAAGTGGTTCAGTAACCGCATCAGTTTCTCCAAACTTTGGATTTGTAGTAAAATCTGTTGAAAGTGGTTCAATATTTAGTGGCTCTTTATTTGTAAGTGGAAATGTACAACTTGATGTTAGTTCATCATTTAGTGGTAGTGGTGCTAATTTATTTGATATTCCACAATCTGCACTTTCTGAAGATTCTCCAAGAATATCAAGTGGTTCAGCAACGGCATCTATTTCTCCAAACTTAGGGTTTGTTGTAAATACATCAGCATCTTTTGATGGTGATATTGATGTAAGTGGAACTGTATCTGCATCTATTTTTAGTGGTAGTGGTGAATCTTTATTTAATATACCTCGTTCAGCAATTACAGATGAAGCATTTAGAATTGTAAGTGGTTCAGTAACTGCATCGGTTCATCCGACTAGAGGATTTGAAGTAAACTCAACTGGTAGATTTGAAGATGATGTAACTATTAGTGGTAGTGTATTTATTTCATCATCAAATCAAATAAAAGATAATTTAACAAAAATAGTTACTGTTGGTTCAACTGATGATGGTAACAAATATTTTATAGATGGACAAATACATCCAGATTTATATTTAGTAAGTGGTAGTACATATACATTTGACCAATCAGATACATCAAATGAAACTCACCCATTAAAATTTTCTACAACATTAAATGGTATTCATTCTTCTGGAACTGAATATACTTCAAGTGTAACTACTGGTAGTATTGATGCTGGAAGTGCAGGTTCTCAAGTTAGTATATTAATAACATCAGAAACACCAACTCAACTTTACTACTATTGTTTGAATCATGGTGGTATGGCTGGGTCAGCTGTTATTAATGTTGTTAATGAATTCCCATACTTAGATTCACGAATTGAAGATAATCTAAGAATAGATGGAACATTAAATGTAACGGAATCAATTACTACTCCAAAGATTATAGCTGATGAATTTAGTGGTTCGTTTAGTGGTAGTGGTAGAGATTTATTTGATATTCCATTATCGGCACTTTCCGAAGATGTAATTCAACGAAGTTTTATAGCTAGTGGTTCTTTTACCGCATCAATTGCACCTGATGAGGGATTTGTAGTAAATACATCTTCATCTCTTCAAGGTGATGTTGATATATTAGGTGATACTACTATAACTGGTTCTTTAGTAGTTTCATCATCTATTTTATTAGAAAATATACCAACAAGTCGTTCAGTAATAATATCAGAAAGTAGGTACTTTATAGATGGTGTTGGTAAAGCAACATTTAAAACTATTAAAGATAACCCTTATTATTTTGATTTATCAGATAGTTCTAATGCTGGATTTGATTTCAAAATTTCAGAAAATTTAGATGGTACAAATTCTGACAGTGGTTCTCAATACTTTATTAATGTAGTTAGTAGTAGTGTAAATCCTGGTGCTAATGGAGCTTTCTTAACGATTACCCCATCAGCTAGTGCACCATCACAATTATATTATTACGCAGCACAATCAGAATCATATGGTAATGTATTTAATGTATTAGGTACAACTCCAGAAGTAACAACTAACATTCTCAAAGGAGATGTAGATGTAACTGGTAGTTTTGATGTAAGTGAAAAAATAACAGCTAATAAAATAGAAGCTGATGAAATTAGTGGTTCATTCTCTGGTTCATTTGTAGGGGATGGTTCTCAATTAACAAATGTACAAGCTGATTTATCACCTGTAATTGCTAGTGGTTCTGCTACGGCATCGGTTGAGAGTGGAGAATCGTTTGTAGTAACGGCAATAAGTGGTTCAGAATTTAAATCATCTTTAGATGTAAGTGGTAGTGTATCAATAGGATTCTTAACTGGAAGTAAAAATTTATCAGTAACTGGTTCGGTTGATATTGCTGAATCTGTAAGTGCATCATTCTTTGTTGGTGATGGTTCTCAATTAACAAATGTACAAGCAGCAGCTGCTCCTCTTATCTCAAGTGGTTCTGCTACGGCATCGGTTGCTAGTGGTGATACATTTGTAGTAACTGCACCAACTGGTGGAGCAGTATTCACTGGTTCAATTGTAACATCTGGTTCAATAACTGTTGGTGGTGGTGGAGTATTTACTGGTGATGGTAGTGGTTTAACAAATATTGATATTGCTAATTTATCACTAAACGTAACTCAGTTATCAAGTGGTTCAGCAACTGCATCTTTATCGGAAACTGAATTTAAAGTATTTAACGAAACCTCATCAATTGCAGTAGATTCATCATTTAGTGGTTCAGTTATTATTTCTGAATCTTTAGATGTTGGTGGTATTATTACTGGTGATGGTAGTGGGATTACAAACATTGATATTGCTAACTTAGCAATTGATTCATCAAAAATATTTACTGGTTCGGTAACTGCATCAGTTGACCCATTAGGTTTCTTTAGAGTTGAAAACTTAGATTCAAATATAAACTCAGGTTCAGTTAAAGTAGAAATTAGTGGTTCTCTACATGTTTCTCAATCAATAACAGCATCTTTATATAAAGGTGATGGTGGTGGATTATTTAATATTCCATTAGATGCACTTGAAGATTTAGAATTAGATAGAATTGTATCTGGTGCTGCTGAAGCAAGAGTAGACCCTACTGCTGGTTTAATCGTAAATAAACCAATTAGTGGTACATTATTTACTGGTGATGGTGGGGGATTATTTAATATTCCTGCAGAAGCATTAGAAGATTTAGAATTAAATCTTATCATAAGTGGTGGTATTAGTGCATCGGTTGATAATATAGAAGGGTTTAGGGTATTTTCTCCAACAAGTGGTTCTACTTTTATTGGTAATATAGAAATACCATCTGGAAGTGGATTCTTTAGTGGTAGTGGTGAGGGATTATTTAATATTCCTGCTGATGCTATTGAAGGATTAGACCAAAGTAGAATACTTAGTGGTTCTGTAACCGCATCGGTTACTCCTGATGATGGATTCGTAGTTAGGTCAATAGATAGTGGTTCAACATTTTTCGGAGATGTAACCTTCCAAAACGATGTAAGTGCATCTAAGATAACTGTAACGGATGAAATATTCTCACCAAGAATTACATCATCATTCGTAGGTTCATACCAAGGTGAAAATGTTGGTATAGATGTACCTGATGATTTAGATATTTTAGTATTTGATGCAGATGCAAACAAATTTAGACCTGTAACACAATTTGGTGATACTGCTGTATTCCCATTCTCAGATGTAACTCAGGTAACATTCCAACACAATTTCGCTATTGATTATCCAGTAGTTCAAATTTATGAAACTGGTTCAAATGGACAGATTATTCCACAAGCAATAGAATCAATCGATAGTTCATCGGTTAGAGTAACATTTAGTGGATTGACAAGTGGACAAGCAGTAATTGGTACTGGTGGTAGATTAGCAGGATTTGTACAAGGTAGTGATGTAGTAGGTTCAGTATTATCAGCATCATATGCTAGAAACGCTGATTTAGCTCAAACTGCATCAAACTTATTTGGATTCGATTCGGCATCTCTTGCTGAGATTGCTAATTTAGATAACTATATACAAAATGACCAAACGGCTTCAATGACTGTACTTTCAGCATCATATGCTGAAACTGCTTCATTCGCCGTAAACGCTGGTGATTTTAATACTGATAACTTTGTAAGAACTGACCAAACGGCATCGATGACTGTACTTTCAGCATCATACGCTCTTTCAGCATCTTATGCTATAAACGCTGTATCTGCTGAAGATTATGTAAGAAATGACCAAACGGCATCGATGACTGTACTTTCAGCATCTTATGCAGCAACTGCTTCATTCGCTTTAAATGCTGGTGATTTCTTAGGAGAAAATTTCTTACCAAATACTGGTACTGGTTCATTTGTTGGAAGATTTGAAGTAAGTGGTAGTTTAGTATCATCTGGTAGTACACAATTTGTAGGATTACAAACTGGTAGTTCAGATACAGTTTTAGTTATTGATGAATCAACTGGAAAAGTTTTCAAAAGAGATGTAACTGCTGTAAGTGGTACATCTGGTACTGGTGGTACATCGGGTTCTTCTGGTAGTAGTGGTACTACTGGAACGGCTGGTTCATCTGGTTCAAGTGGAACTTCTGGAACTGCTGGTACAAGTGGTAGTAGTGGAACTGCTGGAACAAGTGGTACTGCTGGTACTTCTGGTTCAAGTGGAACAGGTGGTAGTAGTGGGACAAGTGGTAGTAGTGGAACCGCTGGAACAAGTGGTAGTAGTGGAACTTCAGGTTCATCTGGTACTTCTGGTTCAAGTGGAAGTAGTGGTACTTCTGGTTCATCGGGTACTTCTGGAACAAGTGGAACGAGTGGTAGTAGTGGAACTTCAGGAACGTCTGGAACATCTGGTTCTTCCGGCTCAAGTGGTTCTTCTGGAAGTAGTGGTACATCTGGTACTGCTGGTACATCAGGTTCAACTGGTACATCTGGAACATCAGGTTCGTCTGGAACGAGTGGTACATCTGGTACTGCTGGTAGAGAAGGTGGAGCTTTGTTCATTGTTAGAACACCAGGTGGAAACAATTATACAATAGATGGATATAGTGGAAACCAACCATCATTAACTCTTGTAAGGGGTGAATTATATTACTTTGATGTTTCAAATGTAAGTTCATCACATCCATTTGCATTAAGATTAGAATCTGGTGATAATACAACTGTGCCTGGTACAACAAATAATGATGCAGGAGCTGGAGTTCATAGTACTTCTACTTTAATAGAATATAGAGTTCCTGAAAATGCTCCTAATAACATATATTACCAATGTAGTGTTCATGGTTCAATGCTTGGAACAATAAACATTGTTGATAAATACGGAACATCAGGTACATCTGGTTCAAGTGGAACTTCAGGCTCATCTGGTACGGGAGGTTCTTCTGGAACATCAGGTTCATCTGGTTCAAGTGGTATAAGTGGAAGTAGTGGAACTTCGGGTACATCTGGTTCAAGCGGAAGTAGTGGTAGTGGAGGTACATCCGGTTCATCGGGTTCATCTGGTTCAAGTGGAAGTAGTGGTACAAGCGGAACAAGTGGAAGTTCTGGTACAAGTGGTACAAGCGGAAGTTCTGGTTCAAGTGGTTCTTCTGGAAGTAGTGGAACAAGCGGAAGTAGTGGAAGTAGTGGTACGAGTGGACAAGAAGGTTCTTCAGGTTCAGCTGGTACTTCTGGTTCATCGGGTACTTCTGGTTCTTCTGGTTCGACAGGTACTAATGGTACATCAGGTACTTCTGGAACAAGTGGAACAAGTGGAGCAGAAGGTTCATCAGGTTCGGCTGGTACATCTGGAACTTCAGGTACAAACGGAACATCAGGTTCATCTGGAACAAGTGGAAGTAGTGGTACAAGTGGTACTTCTGGAACAAGCGGAACAACTGGAACTTCTGGAACAAGTGGAACGTCTGGTAGTGGAGGTTCAGCAGGTACATCGGGTACATCTGGAACTTCTGGAACAACTGGTTCTGAAGGAACTTCTGGTACATCTGGAACGAGTGGTAGTAGTGGAACAAGTGGTTCTGATGGAACGAGTGGTAGTAGTGGAACTTCTGGTACATCTGGAACGAGTGGTAGTAGTGGGACAAGTGGTTCAGCAGGTACATCGGGTACATCTGGTTCTAATGGAACAAGTGGTTCAGCTGGTACTTCTGGTACAACTGGTACATCAGGTACATCAGCTGAGGGAAGTAGTGGAACGGCTGGTACTTCTGGAACAAGCGGAACAACTGGAACTTCAGGTTCAGCAGGAACAAGTGGTACATCTGCTGAAGGAAGTAGTGGTACATCAGGTACATCTGGAACAAGTGGAAGTAGTGGTACAAGCGGAACAAGTGGAACATCAGGTTCTTCTGGTACATCCGCAGAGGGAAGTAGTGGAACAAGTGGAACTTCTGGAACAACTGGAACAAGCGGAACAACTGGAACAAGTGGTAGTTCTGGTACATCAGCTGAAGGGAGTAGTGGAACATCAGGTACATCAGGTACAAATGGTACTAGCGGAAGTAGTGGGACAAGTGGTTCGGCAGGTTCGTCTGGTACAAGTGGAACTTCAGGTTCTTCTGGTGTAGATGGAACATTCTTCGGTTCATCTGGTTCAAGTGGAACCGCAGGTTCATCGGGTACTTCTGGATTAGGAAGTGATGGTACATCTGGAACAACTGGATTAGATGGAACGTTCTTTGGAAGTAGTGGTACTTCTGGAACATCTGGAACCAGCGGTAGTAGTGGCTCATCTGGTACTGCTGGCTCTTCAGGTACAACTGGTACATCGGGTATTGATGGAGAAAATGGAGCTAATGGTACAAATGGTACTTCGGGTTCATCTGGACAAGATGGAACTAACTTTGGTACTGCTGGAACTTCTGGAACGAGTGGTACAACTGGAACATCAGGTTCTTCTGGTACAACTGGAACTTCAGGTTCTTCTGGTTTAGATGGAACTAATTTTGGTACGGCTGGTACTTCTGGTACGAGTGGAGCAGGTACATCTGGTACAAGCGGTGAGAGTGGTAGTAGTGGGACAAGTGGTACAACTGGTACATCAGGTGTTGATGGAACATTCTTCGGTTCATCAGGTACGGCTGGTACTTCTGGTACTTCTGGTGCTGGAACATCAGGTAGTAGTGGGGTAAGTGGAACGAGTGGAACAAGCGGACAAGATGGAACATTCTTTGGTTCAGCTGGTTCATCTGGAACAACTGGTACTGGTGGTTCATCTGGCTCATCTGGTACTTCATCAACTGCTGGTACATCGGGTACAACTGGTACTTCAGGTTCTTCTGGACAAGATGGAACATTCTTTGGAAGTAGTGGTACACATGGTACTTCGGGAACTTCAGGTTCAACAGGTACCGCTGGTACTGCTGGTACTGGAGGTTCATCAGGTACTTCTGGAACAACTGGTACAAGTGGTATTGATGGAACTTTCTTTGGTTCATCTGGTTCTTCTGGTACGCGTGGTACGAGTGGAGAAAGTGGAACATCTGGTGTAAGTGGAACTGCTGGTTCATCAGGTACTTCTGGACAAGATGGTACTTTATTCGGAAGTAGTGGTTCAAGCGGTACAAGTGGAATAAGTGGTTCTTCTGGTACGAGTGGAGAAAGTGGTTCAGCTGGAACATCAGGTACTTCTGGACAAGATGGTACTTTATTTGGAAGTAGTGGTAGTAGTGGTACGAGAGGTACTGCGGGTTCATCGGGTTCGTCTGGTACTGCATCAACGGCTGGTTCATCTGGAACGGCTGGTACATCTGGTACAAGTGGTTTAGATGGTACTTTATTCGGAAGTAGTGGTAGTAGTGGAACAGGTGGAACTTCTGGTTCTTCGGGTACATCGGGTATAACTGGAGAGGGTGGTTCATCAGGTTCGTCTGGTACTGCTGGTACATCTGGTTTAGATGGTACTTTATTTGGAAGTAGTGGTACGAGTGGTACAAGTGGAACTTCTGGTTCATCAGGTGAAACTGGTTCTTCGGGCTCATCTGGTACATCTGGTTCAAGTGGATTATTAAATGTAGATAATGATGCAGAAGATAGAGTTGTTACTATGGAAGGTGATGGAACTGCAAATGCAGAAGCTAATTTAACATTCAATGGTAATTTATTAGATGTAACTGGTGATTTAGATGTAAGTGATGCTACATTCTCTACAAGATTCCACGAAAACTACTACGATATAGGTAATTCAAGTGGAACAACAAATATAGATTTAACTGAAGGTAACAACTTTAGAATCAATAGAACTGGTAGTATAACAATTTCTCTTTCAAACGCACCAACAGGCCCTCGTGCAATTGGATTTACATTGGTGTTGGAAGATGGAAGTGGTGGTACTGCAACTGTAAGTTGGCCTGGTATAATACAATGGGCTAATGGAGCAGCACCAACACTAACAGCAAATGGAAAAGATATATTAGTATTCTATACTTATGATGGGGGGAGTACATATTATGGATTCCTAAGTGCAAACAATGTAAGTTAATGAATAGTTATGAGTATAGCAAGACGTTTAATTTCAATAGAAGCAGGACAAGTGAGACCTTTTAAATTTACAATACAAACTGGAGGAGCAAATACACAATTTGAGTTGCCCCTAACTTCACCTGGTGGAAAACAACCTAATATAGTTGTTGACTGGGGTGATAGTAGTGGTACAACTACAATATTACAAACTCTTGATTCTGGTAGATTCCATACATATTCAACTGCTGGTACTTATCAAATTATAATTAGTGGATATTGTCCAGGTTTTAATGTGAATAACAATTCATCATATAAAGGATTATATCGTTCAGTTGATGATTGGGGAGGTATTGATTTTGAACAAATTGACTTTTTTGGATGTATTAATTTAACAACAATCCCATCAGATGTTTCTAATAATGCAACCTTAAACGAAGGATTAAATACTGTACTTAGATTTAACTCTACATTTAGACAAACTGGAATAACAATAATTCCAAATGGTTTATTTGATTTTTCATCAAATGTTACTTCTTTTGTTAATACATTCGTATTTTGTACTGGAATTTCATCGATACCAAGTGGATTATTTGATAATAATACAAATGTAACATCTTTTTCTGGTACATTCAATGCATGTTTAACTTTAACATCAATACCAAGTGGATTATTTGATAACAATACACAAGTTGTAAACTTTGAATCAGTATTTAGGAATTGTAGGTCAATAACCGCAATTCCATCAAACTTTTTTAGTAACAACCAATCGGTTACAACATTCTCTAATGCATTTAATATGGCAACAACAGCTAACTCATTAGGTGGAGCAACTCCAACTGATACACCAAGTGGTGATGAAATTTTTGAAAGAACTCCAACACCTATTGGTACTGATTGTTTTGCATTTTGTAGTGGTTTAACTAATTTTGGTTCGATACCAGCAACATTTAAATAAAATATTATGTATCTAAAAGTATCAGGTTCAACTATAACATATCCATATTCGGTTCAAAATTTAAAAATTGATAATCAGAATACAAGTTTTCCAACAATTATCACAGATAGTTTATTGGAAACTTTTGGTGTATATAATGTTGAATTAAAAGATAGTGGTTATGACGATGATTACACTAAAGATGTAGTAGAAGTAACTCCAACTTTATCTGGTTCAGTATATGTACAAACATATGAAATATCAGATGCAGATGAAGCTACAATAAATACAAGAAAAGAAATAAAGTGGTCTGATATAAGAGATAGTAGAAATACATTATTGAGTAATTCTGATTGGACTCAATTTCAAGATTCACCAATCACAGGTTCTCAACTAACTGATTGGCAAAATTATAGACAATCTTTAAGAGATGTAACAACACAATCAGACCCTTATAATATTGTATGGCCTACAAAGCCATCTTAAAAGGTAAAAGATATTTATTTGATATTTATATCAAAGAAAACGATAATTATCAATGAGAATAGACCAACCTAGTTTTTCCGGTTCGATTACACAAGCTCCTTCGGCATACGCTGATTTGAGTGGTTCATTCACTGGTTCATTTACAGGTTCACTTAGTGGTTCATTTATTGGTGATATTACAGTTGAGCAGGCTGAATTTAGTAATTTAACTGTAAAACAAACATTAAACGTTGGTACGGAAAATACTGATGGTGGTGTAAATATTATTAATAGTGGTTCAGTTCAAGTAAGTGGTTCAATAAATGTAACAAATGGAAACGCATTTACAGTTGAAGGTGTAGATGTATTAGATTCTGCGTTGGCATTTTCAATAGCATTAGGATAAAGATATGGCAAATGTATTTAAAAATAGTATAAAAGGACCTGCAGGAACAGGTGGATTGAGTGTTTATACAACACCAGCTGCAACATCAACAACTGTGATTGGTGTAAATGTAGCAAATATTGTATCTCAAAACATTTATGTAGATGTACAAATAACCGATAATTCTGCTAGTGTTACTAAATATTTAGTAAAAGGAGCAGTTATCCCAAATGGTTCATCGGCAGTTTTAGTTGGTGGTGACCAAAAAGTAGTTTTAGAGGCAAACGATTCAATAACAGTGACATCTAATGTTAATAGTTCGGCAGATGTTATTTTATCAGTATTAGAGATATCATAAATAGAGGTTAATGGAATACGGAGGAAAGAACCCAAACGGAATCAATCAGGTCAGTCAAAGTTTACTTTCGATTGATGTTCAAGGTGTAGAACAAGCAACTATATCTACATCTTCGGTTGATATCAATACGTCTTTAAATGTAGATAATAGTGTAACTGCATCTTCTTTTAGTGGTTCTTTCAGAGGAGATGGTTCAGAATTAAATAATATACCAACATCAGCTCTTACTGGTGATATAGCAAGAATAGCAGAAGGTTCAGCAACCGCATCAGTTGAAAGTGGAACTACATTTGATGTAACTGGTAATACTACAATAACAGGTTCATTAAATATAAGTTCAAATGTATCAGCATCAAGATATGATGGTGATGGTAGTGGTTTATATAATGTACCAGCATCAGCATTAGGTGATATCGATAGATTAAAATCAGGTTCAGCAGAAGCTGTAATTTCTGAAAATAAAGGTTTAAGAATAAACACAGGTACTACAATTGATAAATTTTTAATTGTAACTGGTAGTGGTATTTTTAAGAATAATGCACAAATAGATAACGATTTAACAATCGGAAACGATTTATCAGTAGGTGGAACAATAACATCAACTGAATTAATAACAACATTTATTTCATCATCAGTAATTTACGCATCGGGTTCGAATGTGTTTGGTGATGAAAGTACTGATTCACATCAATTTACAGGTTCAGTATTAATTAAAGATTCGGTAGTAATTCCAGTCTTTAGTTCAGAACCATCTGGTGGTGTAGTTGGACAATTATATTATAACTCAACTGATACTAACATATTTAGATACACAGGTTCAGAATGGGAACCAGCAGCTGGTACTGCTGGAACATCTGGAACATCTGGAACGTCTGGTACATCTGGAACATCTGGAACTTCTGGAACTTCTGGAACAAGTGGTACATCTGGTTCATCTGGGATAGATGGTACTGATGGTACTTCTGGTAGTAGCGGTTCAAGTGGAAGTAGTGGAACTTCAGGTACATCTGGAACATCTGGCACATCTGGTTCTTCTGGTTCTTCTGGTTCATCGGGTTCTTCTGGCTCATCGGGTTCATCTGGAACCGATGGTACTGCAGGAAGTGGAGGTACAAGTGGAAGTTCTGGTTCATCTGGTTCAAGTGGAACAAGTGCAACAAGTGGCTCATCTGGAAGTAGTGGTTCATCTGGAAGTAGTGGTTCATCTGGAAGTAGTGGTTCATCTGGTTCTTCTGGTGCAGATGGAGTTGATGGTGTAGATGGTGTAGATGGTGAAGATGGAACAAGTGGTTCGTCTGGGATAAGTGGAACATCTGGTTCAAGTGGTTCATCTGGAAGTAGTGGTTCTTCAGGTTCATCTGGTTCTTCAGGTGTTGGTGGAGCTCAAGGTACATCTGGTTCATCTGGTTCTTCAGGTTCATCTGGTTCAAGTGGTTCATCTGGTATAGATGGTACTGATGGTGAAGATGGAACAAGTGGAAGTAGTGGAAGTAGTGGTTCTTCGGGTACATCTGGAACATCTGGTTCTTCTGGTTTAACTGGAGCTGGTGGTGGTGATGGTACTCCAGGTACTGCTGGTAGTGGAGGAACATCAGGTTCTTCTGGCTCATCAGGTTCATCTGGGAGTAGTGGAACAAGTGGAACAAGCGGAACAAGTGGAACAAGTGGTTCGAGTGGAGTTGATGGAGCAGCTGGTGTAGTAGGTTCTGATGGTACAAGTGGAAGTAGTGGTTCTTCAGGTTCTTCTGGAAGTAGTGGTAGTTCTGGTTCTAGTGGTAGTTCTGGTTCAAGTGGTTCAAGTGGAACATCTGGAACAAGTGGTGTTTCTGGAGCTGAAGGTTCTTCAGGTTCTTCTGGAAGTAGTGGTAGTTCTGGTTCAAGTGGCTCAAGTGGTTCTTCTGGTTCATCGGGTTCATCGGGTTCTTCTGGAACAAGTGGTACATCTGGAACAAGTGGTACATCTGGAACGTCTGGTACATCTGGAACTTCTGGAACTTCTGGAGAAAGTGGTACAGATGGATTATTAGCATTAACAGGTAATACTGATAATGGTGTAATCACACTTAATGGTTCAGCACCAAACGGAACTGTTGAAAGTAATCTTACTTTTGATGGTACAACATTAAACATAACAGGTAATCTGAATGTAACAGGTACTCAAACAATTGTGAATACCGAAACTATTCAGTTAGCAGATAATATTATAACTCTTAATTCAAACTTTACAACTGGTACTCCTTCGGAGGATGGTGGTATTGAGATATTAAGAGGTTCTTCAGCAACTAAAAAATTCTATTGGAGAGAATCAATAGATTCATGGTACGCTGATGATGATTTAACAGCAACCGGGAACTTAAATGCAAGAGGTGGTACATTAATCTTAGATGAAACGGTTGGAGCAATAACTAAAATTACTAATGAGAATAATCTATCGATTTATTCAGACCATTTAGTAAACTTTATTGAAAGTGATGCAAGTAACACAAGAGCAGTATTTGGATTAAATGGAAGTGGTAACTTTACATTTGGACAAGGTACATTAAATACATCATATACGATGTATGTTGCTGGTACATTCTACTCAAACACAGTAGATACTGGACAAGGTGCAACTGAGGTTTATTTAATGAACCAAAATGTTCGTACATCTGATGATGTAACTTTTGATGATGTTACAGTAGGTAGTACTTCAAAGAGTGCAGATTCAGTAGTTCGAGTTCTTGCAGGTGATTCTAATAAAGCAGGTTTTGAAGCATACGGTAACTCACAAGGTACTGGTTACCTTTATGTAGGACAATCATCAACTTATGGTGGTGGTATTTCTTACAATGGAGATGGTTCACCTGGATTTATCAATGGTGAAACTTCAGATAGAATTACATTCTTTAATAGAGAAGCTGGTACAAATAATGAAGTATTTAGTTATTCATATAGTGGAACAACCGTAGCTTTCAATGGCACAATAACCGCAGCAAATATTAATACTGGACAAGGTACAACTGAGGTTTATTTAATGAATCAGAATGTTCGTACATCAGATTCACCTCAATTTGCTGGACTAAACTTAGGTAATGGTAATTTAAATACTGTTGAAAACATATATTTAGATGATAGAATTTATAGTCAAGGTGATACCGATACTTATTTACAATTCCATGATGCTAATCAATTTAGAATTGTTACTGGTGGTACAGAAATGTTGGAAGTTAACGATACTTACGTTAAACTTGGTGCCTCTTTAAATGCAAATAACCAACAACTTCTTAATGTTGAAGATATTGGATTAAATGACCGTATTTTCCACGATGGTGATACTAACACATACATTCAATTCCAATCTGCAGATAATTTTAGAGTTGTAACTGGTGGTGGTGAACGATTAGAAATAAATAATAATGAAGTACAAGTAAAAAATAATTTTAGAGCATATGGTGGTGGTTCAATTGATACATCGCCTGATGGTACAACATTTGCAAATACAATTGGGGGTGGTTCTAATAGTAGAGTAATTAATTTTGAAGGACCATCTAACTCAGTATCAACTTGGTACACATCTGGTAATACAGCTTTAGGTGCTATTGACCAAAACTCTTCATATATGAGTATGTGGCAGAACTTAGGTTCTGGTTGGGCAGAGCAAATGAGAATTTATAGAGGATATGTTCAAGCTAATAACTCATTTAGAGCACCTATTTTCTATGATTCAAATGATACTGCGTATTATGTAAACCCAAATGACTTCTCTAATTTTGGTAAATCAAATGGACCTGTAATGCAAATTACTAAAACTGGTTCAGCTCCCGGAAACAATACAACTTTAATAGTAGAAAATACATACGCAAATCATTCTTGGGGTGTTGTTCAAGAAATAAGAGGGGGTGGTATTTCTGGAACTGATAGACCTGCTTTATTATTCTCATCACCACTAACTTCACAAACTTGGACAAGTGGTTATTACCAAACTTCAGATTCTTACGCTATTACATCTAATCGAGGATATAGAAATGGTGGTTGGGGTAGTTGGAGAATGTTAGTAGACTCAAGTGGTAATGTAGAAGCTGCAGGTTCATCAAGAGCACCAATATTTTATGATTCTAATAATACTGGAACTTATGTAGACCCTAATACAACAGGAGTATCTTTTCAAACATTAGGTCAAGTAAGAACTACTAGAGCAGATGGATTTAGAGTTGATAGTGCATCATATGCTAGAATAGATTTGGATTCTAATAATAATTGGTCTTATATAAGATTGCAAGATAATGGAGCAGTTTCTTGGGATATTGCATCATATAATGGTGGTAATTTAGAACTAAGACCAGGTGGAGGTAGTTCAAACAGAACTTATTTCGATAGTAGTGGTAATTCATACTCCGAAACTTCTAAAAGAGCACCAATATTCTATGATTCAAATGATACTGCTTATTATGGTAATTTTGCTTCAACTTCTAGATTATATCATGCAGAAAACACATATGGTAGTGAATTCATACATAAAAAACATTCTGGTTCTGATTTTACATCTGGTACATTAGTACAAACTGATATTACATCAAATACTACAAACGGAGCATCGTTTGTATTAGAAGCAACTGGTAAAAGTTATTCAGCAGACTCACCATTTAACTTTATGGTACAGGGTTATCTATATGCTAACACTATTATCAACCATTCTGGTTTACATTTAGGTAAAGCTGGATTCTCTACAATGAAGGTATTTGATAATGGTGGTACACTTGCATTCTGGTGGCCAAGAGTATCTTATTGGAATTCATTTGAAGTAAGAGTAAGGGATGCTGGTGGAAGTGCAAGAAATAGAGTAACAAATATTAGTAATTCAACCGAACCTTCATCTTCTAAGAAGGTAACGGTAACAATGAGAGCTGTACCAATTGGTGGAACTACAACAAACGCACAAGATATGTACGCACCTCGTTATTACGATAGTGATAACACTGCTTACTATGGTGATTTTGCATCAACATCTGTAATGAATAATGTTCAAGTAAATGGACAATTAGATATTAGAGGATATATTGATGCTGATTCTAATGACCCTATTGAGATTTACGCCAATATGGAATTCCAAGACAACCAAACTTTAAGATTTGGTAATGGTTCGGATTTAAGAATTTGGCATGATGGGTCAAACCACTATTTTAAAAATTATAATCATGGTGAAGGTGATTTCTACTTCCAAGGTGAAGATAATGAAGGAACAAACCATGCACTTTTTTACTTAATTACTGATACTTCTCGTCCTTATCTACAATTATTCGAAGATGGAGCAGAAAGGTTAAGAACTATATCAACAGGTGTTAGGGTTTATGGTGAATATCAAATTAATGATTCAAATACTCAGTTAGAAGAAGGTGGTGGTAATTCTCTAAGAATGAGAACCAACTATGGATATGTTGATATGGGGCCAATGAATAGTTCATACGCACATTTCCAAACCGATAGAGGATTATTCTACTTCAATAGACAATTAAGAACTGATGGTGGTATTTCGGCATACGATACTAATGATTATGCATACTATCCAATTTATTATGATTTCAATAATACAGGATATTATGTAAAACCATCATCTGATACTAGATTACATCATCTTTATGTTGAAGGTGGACATGGTGATACTCGAATTCAATTACACTACAATAATGGTAATGATATTTACGATGCTCATTTAACACTTTGGGCATCTGAGCCAGGTATCACTTATGATAACACAGGTATTGGTGGTAACATTAATTATAGTGGACAATATTATGGTAGACAGACTAATAGTAACCCTTATGGTGCATATGTAAGATTCGATGTAAATAGTGGACACGTTGAAGCATGGACAACAACTGGTAGTGCTGGTAGTTCTGGTGGACAAGGTACAAGACAATGGTATGTAAATCAAGCTGGTGATGCATATACAAGAAGTTCAAATAGAGCACCAATTTTCTATGATGTAAATAACACTGGATTCTACGCAAATCCAGCATCTCAATCTAATTTTAATACTCTTACTTTAACAGGTAATAGAATTGGATTCATCAACACATCATTTGATGCTGAAATTAGAGTATCTGATGCTAATCCAAATGGAACTGGTGCAGAATTTGTATTTTATGGTGATACTGGTGCTAATAATGCACAACTTACGGCAGAAGTAGGTAACTTTACTGCAAATGTAAGAACACCTATAATGTATGATTCCAATAATACAGGATATTATTCAGACCCTAATGGTACATCTAGATTAAATTCAATAAACGCAAATGAAATAATTGTTGATGGATTTGAAATAGCAGATACCGCATCAAGAAGTGTAAGTGCAGGACAATGGGTAACTATTGCTACGGGAAGTGGTAGACAATATGCTACCTTCAATGTGTGGGATACTAATAGTAGTAGACATGGTTCGATGTCATTTACTGCTGGTATTTCTTATGGTCAACAAGGTACAATTACTATGTTAGGTAAATCTTGGTATAGTTCTAATGGTATTTTTAATAACATTAGAATTAGAAAAAGTGGTACATATGATACTCATTACTTACAAATTTATATAAGAACTTCTGGTACATTATATTACGCAATAACAAATAACTTCCAATCTCCTGGTTGGTCATTAACAACATCAGGAACAGGAAATCCTGGTTCAACAACAGCATGTGAAGTAGTACCTGATTCATATCCAGGTCTTGCTACTAACAGAAACATTTATAGTGGTCAAAGTGTATATGCTGGAGAATACATGTACGCACAAAGATTTTATGATTCCAATAGTAATAGTTTCTACTTAGACCCAGCCTCTACATCTTATTTAAATGATGTAAGAGCAGATATTTACTATGATAGAAATAATACATCATACTATGGTAACTTTGCTAGTACATCGTACTTTAATGATATTCGACCAAATATCATGTATGATAGAAATGATACTGGATTCTATGTAAACCCTCGAAATAATTCTAGAATGAGTGGTTTACGATTGAGTGGTATTGATAATCAAGCTTCTGGTGATGATGCACTATTATGGTTAGATAAACCAAATAATAATGACTGGGGTATTATCTTAACTGGTGATGATGATTATGGTATTGACCTTAGAATGGCATCAACTAACAACTATGCAATAAGAGTGTTAAGAGGTGGTAGTGAAATGTTTAGAGTAAACTCTGATTACGCATATCACTACTCAGATATGAGGTCTCCAATCTTTTATGATTCATCAAATACTGGATATTATGTAGACCCTGCATCTTTCTCAAATCTTAATAGTGGTTTAAGAGCAACTGAAATCTATGCAAGAAACTGGTTCAGAAATGATAATAGTGGTGAAGGTTTATATAACCAATCAACTGGAATGCATTGGTATTCTGATTCATCATCTCGTTGGAGAGCATATTCTGGTTCTTCTACATCACAAATTTTATTCACAACATCTGGTAACAATGCTAGAGGATATGTTTACGCAACTAACTCAAATGAAATTGGTTTCTTAGACCAAGGTGGAAGTTGGGCAATCAGACACCAAAATGATAATGGTACTTATTTCTATACTGATGGTAGTTCATTAGAATTTAGTGTTGGTAGAGATACAGTAGGTGGTAACTATGGTACTGTTAGAACTCATTCTACTAGAGGTGGATGGGGTGGATACTCTATTAATGGTGGATGGGTGTTTATGCACGACCATTCAAACGCAGCTGGTATCTATAATGATTATGAAAATGAGTGGGCTATATTAATGTATAGAAACTCATATGTGGAACTAAGATACAATGGTACTTGGGAACAAAGAACTCAAAGTGGATATGTACAAGCGCGAGGTTCTTATAGAGCACCACTTTTCTATGATTCAAATGATACTGGATATTATGTAGACCCTAATTCAACTGGACAAGCTGCAAGATTTAGAGGAAGAATTTATATTGGACCAAACAATAGTTGGGGAAGATACTTACAAGTCGGTGGTAATGGTAGAGAATTCGTAAACAATTCATCGATTGCATCGGTAGTAACTACAAATGGTAACTTACACTTAGATTCAGCTAGTGGATATACTACATATATTAACTACTATGATGGTGGAACAACAATATTTGGTACTGGTTCAAATAATGAAGTAGCGAGATTAAACTCAGATTACTTTAGACATAATTCTGATGTAAGAAGTCCACTTTTCTATGATAATAACAACACTGGTTATTATGGTGATTTTGCATCTACAACAATTACCAATGTAACAAGAGCAAATTACCTTAGTAATAGATATGATGTATCTACAGACCATCAATTTGGTATGTATTTCTCATCTGGTAGAAGTACTGCATACGCTATTTATAGAGAAGGTGGTGGATGGTCTTATAGATATCCTGATTTAAGAATCGCATTCCATACTGGTATTAAGTTTGGAGCAAACGCATCTTACAATGGTATGCGTTTCTACAACGATTACAATATGGCAACGCAGGTCATGTCTGTTAACAACTCTACTGACCCATTAGGTACAAATAACGTATATGTTAACTACAACCTACAAGCAGGTTCTTCATTAAGAGCACCAATTATTTATGATTCAAATAATACTGGTTATTATTTCGATGGTGCATCTGCACACTCTACGAGATTCGAAGGTGTGAGTAATAGAACGATGGCTTACATAGGTCAGCCGGGTCATACAAGAAATAGTGGTGAATATTATAGAGCTAGACCTCGTCAAACCAGTGATACTAACTATTGGACTGGTGCATTTGGATGGGGTAGACAAGATATGAACGTTGTTTCAACTTGGGGTTCTGGTTTCATTGATTCTTGGAGTAATCCAGGTAACCAACCTTCAGGTACATCTCACTGGGTAGGAATGCAGGCATTCCATTATCGTAGTTCGAACACTGGTGGTTACGGATGGCAGATGGTTGGTGGACCAATTACTAACTTGAGATTCAGAAGTTCTTGGAGTGGATGGAGAAGTTGGAGAACTATTCCTGTTCTTGATGAGAATAGTAGTAATGGTGGTTCAATGTATGCTGGTAGATATTACGATTCAAATAATACTGGATACTATGTAGACCCAGCATCAACATCAAATCAAAGTAGTATATATGTAAACAACTGGTTTAGAGCTAGAAGTTCATCAGGTCTTTACTTCCAAGATAGAGGATGTGGATTACGTGCTGTAAGAGATGAAGGTGGACAGTATGGTACTGTTGCAACTTATGGTTCGGATGTAGGTGGATACGAAGGATGGTCTATTGGTGGTAGAATTGTGTTTATGCACGATATGAGTTCTGCTAATGGTATTTACAATGATGTAAATAACGAATGGCACATGCTTAACTATCGAAACGATAGAGTAAGATTATACTATAATGGTGCTGAAAAAATAAGAACTGAATCATATGGTGCATATGTTATTGGTTCAATGCGTTCATCATCTGATATAATCGCTTACTATTCTGATATGAGATTGAAGGATAAGGAAGGTGATATTGAAAATGCTCTTGATAAAATTGGTAAATTAAATGGTTTCTATTATAGAAATAATAAAGAAGCTAATGCAATTGGATATGAAGGAACTGAACTACAAATAGGTGTATCCGCACAAGATGTTAAAGAAGTTCTTCCTGAGATTGTTAAACCAGCACCTCTTGCAGAACAATTGGGGTATGATTATATGACAATTCAATATGATAAGTTAACTCCTTTATTAATTAACGCAGTGAATGAACAAAACGATATAGTTAAATCACAAAAAGAAGAAATTGAATATTTAAAATCAGAACTCTCAGAAATGAAAGAGATGATGAAAGAATTATTAAACAAATAATAAAATGGCAATAGAAAAAGAAATAGTTTTAAACAAATTAGAAATTAATGTCAATACACCACATCTTGAGGTAATAAAAAGAATATCATTTATTGAAGATGGGGTGGAGATTAACAGAAATCATACAAGTACTTTTTATCAATTTGATAATGAAGCACATTTGTATGTAAGTGAATCTACATTTATTCAAACGATTTGGTCAGAAGTATCAAGTAGTTTTGTAGAAACATCTGGAAGTATATCTTAATATTTGTGTTTAACTAAAATTAGTTATATTTATAGGTGATTGTTTTCCGTTTGGGGAACAACCTATATACTTATATATATAAAAAGGAAAATAAAATGGCAGTAACTTATTCTTGGGGTGTAACCCAAATGACTAAAAAAACAGTAGGTTCTTACGATAACGTAATTTTACACGTTAGATGGACATGTACTGGAACTGAAGGTACTACTGGTACTGAAGGTAGATTTATAGGAGCAACTCCAATTGATTTTGATTCGGGTTCAGCTGATGAATTTGTAGCTTTCGGAGAATTAACTGAAGAGTTAGTAGCAGGATGGGCTTCAGCTTCAGTAACACATCCATCATCAGGATACTGGGACCACATCTCAGAACAAATCCAAAATAAGATTGATGAAGTTGATGATGCTACTGAAGAAATAGGAGAAGGAGACTTACCTTGGTCAACAGGTTCAGTAACTCCAACACCTGAAGTTTAATTGTTGGTTTCAAACTTTTAGTTATATTTATAATAGTAATAACTAAATTGTTTATTAAATAATACGGAGATAATATGGCAGAAAGAATTGTATCACCCGGTGTATTCACAAGAGAGAATGATTTATCATTCCTAGCACAAGGGGTTGGAGAAATAGGAGCAGCGTTTATTGGACCTTTCAAACAAGGGCCAGCGTTTGTTCCCACAATCGTTAGAACTCAGAGTGAGTTTGAGGATAAATTTGGTACTCCTGATGGTACTTATTACACAGAATATGCAGTACAAAACTATCTTAGAGAAGCAGGTACGGCAACTATTGTAAGAGTAGCAGGAGTAGGTGGTTATAACCAAGCAAACCCTATTGGTATTGCAGTAACTGGTTCAGCTGGATTGAAATTAATTTCAACTCTTCACTCTACTCATAATGGTGATGAAGAAGTTGGATTTAGTGGATTTACCATATCTGATGGAAATGCAACAGGTTCATTTGTTGTTAGTGGTAGTGGTATTGGAGAAGTATCTTCTTCTTTATTATCAACTGATAACAATGATGTAACTGATGTATTTGGTTCTAATGCAAGAGGTTCTAAAGATGCATACACTTATACTTACTTTAAGAATGCATTTGATGGAATCGAAGATAAAAATGTAGTAGAAGCAGTTGCACTACCAACTCAGAACTTTACTTACGATGCTAGTACGGCAGCAACACCATATGTAAAATCACAACTAATCTCCGGTGAAAGATATGACCTATTTAAGTTCTATACTTTAGGACATGGTAATGGTGAAAACAAAAGATTTAAGATTTCTATATCTGGTGTTAAGGCAGCAGGTGAAGATGGAGGAACTGATTACTCAGTATTTAGTGTAACTGTTCGTTCTTATAATGATACTGATAAAAGAAAAGTAGTATTAGAAACATTTAGTAATGTAAACTTAGACCCATCATCTCCAAACTATATTGCAAGAGTAATTGGTGATAGATGGAATACTATTGATTCAAATGGTAAAATTACTGAAAATGGTGATTGGATAAACAACTCTAAGTATATTAGAGTAAAAGTAGGAGAGCAAGGTTCTTACCCTGTATCTGCTGCACCATTTGGACATGGAGCATACTCTAATCCAATTAAAGCAACTGATGAAACTATTGTTCCAGTAGCTGTTTATCAAACTGGTTCAATCGCTAACACAAGTGGTAACCCACAATATTATGCTGGATTTGATTTTGAATCAATTGGTATAAAAGATGATAACGCTAACTATATGAAACCTCTACCTGAAAGTGTAGGAGTTGGTTCTAACTTAGCTTTTGGATTTGATGGAAATGTAAGTGGAGTTGGATTATCATTAGAAATGACTGGTTCAGCAACCGCTGATATGATTAAGAGACAATTCTCATTAGGATTCCAAGGAGGATTTGATGGAATGAGCCCGAATAGAGAAATCGCTTTAGGTTCAAACATTTCAGCTGGAAATTCGCAAGGTTTAGCTTTAACTGATTCTACTGCTAGTGGTTCAGTTGCATACGCTAAAGCTGTTAACGCAATTTCAAACGCTGATGAATATGATATTAATATGGTAGCAACACCGGGTATTATAAGAAGATTACACCCAGCAGTTGTTACTGATGTGATTGATATGGTAGAAGCTAGACAAGATGCATTCTATATTACTGATTTAACTTCAGTAAACGATACAATCGCACAAGTTACTACTCAAGCTAACTCAATTGATTCGAACTATGTAGGTTCTTATTATCCTTGGGTTAAGACAGTAGATACAAATACTAACAAACTAATCTCAGTACCACCTTCAGTACTATTACCTGCTGTGTACGCAGCGAATGATGCTATTGCAGCTGAATGGTTCGCACCTGCTGGTTTAAATAGAGGAGGTATTATTGGAGCAGTTTCAGTATTGAATAGATTAACACACTCTGAAAGAGATACTTTATATGAAAACAAAGTAAATCCAATCGCAACTTTCCCTGGACAAGGTATTGTAGCATTTGGACAAAAAACGTTGCAAGATAAAGCATCAGCATTAGATAGAATCAATGTAAGAAGATTGTTAATCAACGTTAAGAAATTTGTGGCATCTACATCTCGATTCTTAGTATTCGAACAAAATACGGCATCGACTAGAGGTAGATTCATCAACACTGTACAACCTTACTTAGAAGGTATCCAACAAAGACAAGGATTGTACGCATTTAAAGTAGTTATGGATGAGACTAACAACACACCTGATGTTGTTGATAGAAACATATTGGCTGGACAGATTTTCCTACAACCTGCTAAGACCGCTGAATTCATTGTAATTGATTTCAACATCTTACCAACTGGAGCATCATTCTCAGCATAATATAAAAATTTGAACAACTAATATTTATTAGTATAAAGAGGAAAATAAAAAAATGGCAGAAGTATTAGAATTTAACGAAATGATGTTCACCAACTTCGAACCGAAGATGAAGAACAGGTATATCATGGAGATTGATGGAATTCAATCTTACTTGATAAAAACTGCAGCTAGACCATCTATCAATTTCGAAACTGTAAAGTTAGACCACATCAACACTTATAGAAAACTACAAGGTAAAGGTGAATGGCAGGATATCACAATTACATTATATGACCCAATCGTTCCAAGTGGAGCACAACAAGTGATGGAATGGGTAAGATTAGGATACGAATCTTTAACTGGTAGAAAAGGATACGCAGATTTCTACAAAAAAGATATCGATTTTTATATGCTAGGACCTGTTGGTGATAAGATTGAACAATGGAAGTTAAAAGGTGCATTTATTCAGGCAGCTAACTTTAATGATTTAGATTTTACATCTAATGACCCAGCTGATATCGAATTAACTCTTTCATACGATTACGCAATATTAGAATTTTAAGATATTATCCACTACTATCTATATATTTGAAGAAGGTTCTCTTAGTGAGAACCTTTTTTCGTTTTATAACTTTTTTATTTTGATATACTTATATATACAAACAAATAAAGGTTAATTATGAACGAAAATAAATTTGATTTCCCAACTGAGGTAGTAGATTTACCATCAAAAGGATTAGTTTATCCAGAAGGACACCCATTAAGAAAGGGTAATATTGAGATTAAATATATGACAGCAAGAGAAGAAGATATTCTTGCATCTCAATCTCTAATCAAAAAAGGTGTAGTATTAGATAAGTTATTCGAATCAGTAGTAGTAGAACCAAATGTAGATATCAATGATATCTTTATTGGTGATAAAAACGCAATCCTGTTAGCAACTAGAGTATTGGGATATGGTTCAGAATATAAAGTAGAAATAACTGACCCATCTACATTAGAAGAGCAAGAGGTAAGTATTGATTTATCTAAGGTAAAAACAAAAGATTTTAATGAATCATTATTAAATGGTGAAAATCTTTATAAATTTAAATTACCAAAAAGTGGGGCAGAGTTGGAATTCAAACTTCTAACACATGGTGATGAAAGTGAAATCACAAAAGAAAACCAAGCATTAGCTAGATTATATAAAGGAAAGGGAGATACTACATTTGATGTAACAACTCGTTTGAAATATATGATTCAATCGGTAGATGGTAATGAAGATAGGGGATTCATTACTAAGTGGGTATCAAACTCATTCTTAGCATTAGATACCAAAGCATTCAGAAAATATGTAAGAGAAATCAGTCCAGATATGGATTTAAAATTCAACTTTGTATCAGAGTTGACGGGAGAAGAGGAGGCTCTCGATATCCCCTTTGGGGCCGGGTTTTTTTACCCTTCCGAGTGATTACTCGATTAAATTACATAATCAAATTTGGGAGCTGGTTAACTTTGGTAATGGATTTACTTGGAGAGATGTTTACTTCATGCCAATACAATGGAGAAAGTTCTACTTCAATAAGTTATTAGACCTCAAAAAGAAAGAAGCAGACGAATACAAAAAAGCAGAACGTAAATCAAAAGTAAGGGTTAGGAAATAATCCTTACTTTTTTTTTATCCAATATTTATAGTAGTATAAAACTATAAAGAAACTAATCATGTCAAAAAAAGAAATAAATGAACTAAATATGGTTTCTCGATTCATAGGAGACTTTTTCGATGGATTGCAAAAAGGTACTGCTAATAGAATAATTAAAAAAGCATCTGATAGAGGCTTACCAAAATCTTTTACAGATAAAATGGAAAAAATTAGAAAAGAAAAAGCAGAATTAGATGACCTTATAAAGAAATATTCAAAATAAACTACTAAATGGCACAAAGTAGAGCTGATTTATTAAAAGAGATAAAATCTCTTCAATCTGAAATAAATAAGATTGAAGCTGCTGGTAGTGCCATTACCAAAGAACAAGTAAAACAACAATCTGACCTAAAAAAAGAATTAGTAGCTACTGCTAAAGAACTTAAAAAGGTAAATGATACAAGAAACGAAGCATTAGCTTCAGAAGAATCTTCGATAAAATCTATTTCAACTATATATGATAACCTAAGTACTTCTCAGAAAAAAACTTTAGATATAACATCATCAACTCAAGATAAAAACTTCCAAAAATCAATGGATGTTATGTCTTTGAATCGTGATATCGCAAGCTTAACAAAGGATGATGAATATCAAAGATTAGCATTAACATCTAAAAGAGATGATATAATGAAATCTCTTGATGGTAGAAGTAAAAGTTTAATAAAAAATCTAAAAGAACAAAACTCAATAGCAGATACGTTATCAAATATATCTGAGGAGGAACAAGAAGCTCTTGAAAAACAAAAAGCAGCACAAGAAGCATTAAAATCTTCAATGCAAGCCATAACAGAAACTGCTGAAACATTTGTTACTAATCTAAAAAGTGCAGAAGGTATAACTGGATTGCTATTAATAGGTGGTGGAAAGTTTTTTGGTAAACTATCCGAAGTAAATAAAGAATTAGGGCAAGTTGGTGAAGGTTTAAGTGGAGCAGCTGGTAGTGCAACTGTATTAAGTTTTGCATTTGGTGATTCTGCAGAAACTCTAAAATCATTATCTGCCGAAATGGGTGGATTGGAAGATGCTACATTTGGAGCACAACTTCAAACTAACTTAATGGCTAATAATTTAGGTATTAGTGGTGCCGAAGCAGCAACATTAAGTGGTTCTTTAGCTAGGTTAAATGGTGGTTCATTAGAAACTGCTGGTAATCTCGCAGCTGGTAGTAGAGAATTCGCTAGAATGAATAACATACCAGTTTCTCAATTAATGGGTGATGTTGCTGGTTCAACTGAAGAGTTTGCACTATTTGGAAAAGATGGTGGTAAAAATATATTACAAGCTGCTGGTTATGCTGCTAAGTTAGGTACTAATATGAGTACCATTAGTGGTATAGCAGATGGATTACTTGATTTTGAATCATCTATTACCAAAGAATTAGAATTGGGAGCAATGTTAGGTAAAAACATTAATCTTGATAAGGCTAGACAATTAGCAATGGAAGGTGACTTAGAGGGTATGATGAAAGAAACATTAAGTTCACTTGGTGGTATTGATGCATTTAACAAAATGGATTACTTCCAAAAGAAAGCTACGGCAGATTTATTAGGTGTATCAGTTGCAGAACTTGGAAAGATGGCAGCAAACCAAGAAAAAGCACAAAACATATCTAAATTAATGAATGGTGATTTCTCTAATATGGGAGAATCACTTAAAGCAATAGTAGCTGAAGTTGGACCTAAAATGATGAGTTGGGCTGGTGGATTCCTAACAATGTCAGCTCAGGCAGGTCAAACTTGGACAGCATTTGGTGGTGGTATTTCAAAAACATTAGGTAAACTAAAAGGTATGGTTGGTTTAGGGAAGAAAGCAGCAGGAGCTGCAACTTCCGTAGCAGGTTCAGCAACTGAATCAGTAGCTGGTAACGTTGGTAAAGTATCTAAAGGTGGTGGAATCGGTGGAATGATGAAAGGAATGGGTGGTGGACTCAAAGGATTAGCAAAGGGTGTTAGTGCATTTGCTTCCCCACAAGCTCTATTAGGATTAGCTGCAGTAACTGGAGCAATTATTGGTATTGGATTCGCACTTAAAATAGCAGCACCTGGTATTAAAGCATTTGGTGAAGCTATTGGTAACATTGTAGTATCAGTAGGTACAGCCGTTGCAAAAGTATTTGGTGGATTGGGAGATTTCTTTGGAAAGATAGCACAAGTAGCAACCCCAGAACTAGCATTATCCGTATTAGGATTAGCTGGTGGATTTGCTGCACTAACCGCATCTTTAGTAGGATTCTCAGTTGCTGGTATAACGGCAATTCCAGCAATGATGGCTGTTTCAGCATTTGGAGCAGCGAGTTCCTTATTAGGTTTAGGTGGTGATGCTGGAGGAGCTGAAGATAATCCAGCTTGGGTAGAAGAATTGAAAACAACATTTAGAGAAACAAAAGATGTTTATATAGATGGAGGAAAAGTTACATCAGCGATAGCAAGTAGAGTAAATAAGATAGGAAGTAATTCATACGCAATATAATATATTATGCCAACATTAGAAGAATTATTTAAAAGTAGACAACTTCCCTCACAAGGTGGTAAAACCGCTGAAGAAGCATATGCTATACGAAATTCAAAAGATATTCGTATTTCAGCAGCTGACCCATTTGTGAATACAGTTGGTATGTCATTGGCTAGATTAGCTAGAAAAAATTTAGGAGCTAAAGGAAGTGAAACTCTTTTAGAAGAAGAAGTAACAGGAGCTAGATTAATAAGAACGGCATCAATGCCATTTATATATGGTAGTGAATTACCAAGATTAACACTTAGAACTACTACACTTTTGGATACAATGAGAGCAGCAACTGGTGGTGATGATGGTGGTGGTGGTCCATTGGGTAATCTTATCAAAAAAGGTAGAGATGCAGTACTTAATAGTAAATTCTTAGGAATTCCACAAACAATAATACCAACCAAAGTAGCTACTAATACTACAATTAAAGATACTTTAAAAAGTGGTGAAATTCAAAAAAACTATTTAGAGGTATTAAAAAAAGCAAAAACTGACGGTACTGGGAAACCATTAGGTCAATTTCTAAAAGGCACTGGTGGTGGTAATATAAAAGATATTGGTAAACAAGCATTAGGTAGTGCAATAAAATTAGGAAAAGATAGGTTAAGAGAAGGATTATTCGGAAAAGCTGGTACAACCGGATTCAATGGGGCATCGTTAGTAGGTTTAAAAAATACAACAACAAATTATGGTAGTATTGATAGTGCCACTGGTGTAACAATTGCCCCCGCAGATGCAGATGGGATAATAGATGCTAAAGGCTTAATGTACTCCAAAACATTTAATCTAAATATACCATTAAATAAAGATGGTAAAGATACAAGAGTTGGTTTAGATAAAAATAAACAAAATGACCCAAATCCTAACAAACTAGATTTTAGTGATATATCAGATGAAGGTGGATTGGGTGGAAGGTATTCAAAGGCTCTAAAAGATTTAGATACCCCAAATAAGATATTATTCAGTTCAAACCCTGATAGAAAAGGAAAATCATTTGCAAGTAAGATTAGAGGACCAATATCAAAAAATGATTTTATAGAAAAGAAAAGAGGTATGGGTCAAATTGCTGATACTATTAATAATACCAATATCTTTGAAGGTGAAACTCTTACATTAGGTGATGGAACAACTTTAGATGAACAAGATTTTGTACCATTAAAATTTACCTCAATACATAGAAATAAAACTGTACAATTTAGAGCAACATTAAGTGGATTGAGTGAAACACTTTCTCCATCTTGGGATTCTCATAAGTTTATTGGTTCACCATTCAGTAATTACACATATAGTGGAATAGAAAGAAGTGTAACTTTTAATTTTAAAGTTTATTCATTAAATGCAGTAGAACATAAAATTGGATGGGATAAAATTAACTTTTTAAATTCATTAGTATTCCCACAAGGGTATTATGATTCATCTGCAGTAGTTCCACCATTTATTAGATTAACAATTGGTGATTTATATAAAGGTAAATTATCATTTATAGAATCTTTATCACATACATGGGATGATAATACTCCTTGGAATGTAACTGATAAAGAAAAAACAGTATTATCGAATGCAGTAGGAATTATAACAGGTACTCCTGAGAATGCTGATATAGATATGAAAGGATATCGATTACCAATGATTACTGATGTATCAATGACTGTTAAATTTTTAATAGGTAGAAATAATACATCAGGTAGAAAATTCTATTCATTTGAACCTCAAAGTAAATAATAGATGGCAAGTAGATACGAAAATAATAAAAGTAAAAAACTAAATGATGGTAGAGTAGTATATCGTTCTAATATATATCCTAAAATACCATTAAGAGATGATGATGTTTATGTAGCTACTGAAACTGGTGATAGATTAGATACTCTAGCATATCAGTACTATGAAGATGCATCCCTATGGTGGATAATTGCATCGGCAAATAATATACATAATGCTCCATTTGGTTTAAAAGATGGTACAATTTTAAGAATACCACAAAACTATATTGAGATATTAGTAAACTTTAGTGAATAACAGTTATGGGAACATTTCCAAAATTTTCAAATATTGCGGGATATGCTACGAAAACCTTAGAAAGTAGAAAACGTAGTGTATATAACGTATCTAAGTTAAATGCTTGGGTAAGAGTAACATCTGCCGTTTCTGGTAATAAGGGAGATGGGTTGACATTAGTATCTAATCCAAATTTTAGATTATTTGGAGCTGCTGGTGTTTCTTCTATTTATGGAATTAATAAACAAAGTGGTACTATTGGTGAAACTTGGGGAGGTTCCCCAATAAATCCATCAGAGGGGCAAGGTTATAAACCTTCTCCAATTATTGAATCTATTGAAATAGATGAGGGAGCTGGTAATTTAAGTAGAAAAGCTAATTTTACAATTAAATGTTTTTCTAAAGACCAAATGGAATTAATAACTGAATATTTTCAAGAACCAGGATTTACTGTATTTTTAGAATGGGGATGGAATACACCAGACTCTATGAAAGGTTTAGTAAAAAAATTAAATGCAAACAATATAGCTAATTTTCAAAATTTCAAAAATCTAACAACCAAAAGAGAAGCATCTAAAGGACAATATGATAATTATTTAGGATTTATAACTGGTGGAGGAATTGCAACTGAAGGTGAAAATTGGACTGTTGAAGTAAAATGTACGGGGTTCACCGAATTACCAGCCTATTTAGTAAATGGTGATAATTCTGGTGATGCCATTGATAAAAAATCTAAAAAAGAACCTGATTATAAAAATTTAAGTCTTGAAACTGATTTAAATATAAAACGATGGATGTTTGCTTATAACGCATTACCATCTAATAGAAAAACTGCAGAAATTAAATCATTGGCTACTAAAACTGATGATTCCCTTAGAAAAGTACCAATAGCACAAGCAGTTAACTATATAAACTTTGATGAAACGATTACTGATAGTTTAAACAACAAAGCAGATGGAACTGCTGTTGGAAGATTCTTTGGTGTAGGTGGTTCAAAAGAAAAGGGTGAGGATGGTAACACAGAACGTATAGAAATCCCTGCAGGTACTAAAATAGTTGGTAGTGAAAAATTTATAAGATTTGGTACTCTTATGAAGATAATGAACCAAATGATTATAAAGGGTTTAAAAATAGGAAAAAAGACAGTTTCTATGGAAATCCACTCAGAGCATACTATATGTTCAGCTTATCCAAATATATTTAGTACTGATAAAAGTAAGTTATTAATACCAAATATAAAAACACCAAGATTTAGTTTTCTTGATGCTAAAAATAATACAAAATCATTAGAAGCAATACCATCACCACCTGAAGATTGTTCGATAGAATATGATGGTAGAAAAATACAATTTCCTTTTGAAAACGCTATTAATGGTGGTTCTGTTTTAGTTGATGGTACATCCTATGATTTACAATATAAAGATGGTACTACACCAGCAAGTGAATGTATAGACAAACCACAAGGTAAATGGGGGTTTTTAGATGATTTATATGTAAACTTTGATTTCGCATCGGGTATTATGGGAACAAGTAACTTTACAGTAAAAGATGCTCTATATCAAATTCTAAATGGAATGTCCTCCGCTGTAAATGATTTATGGAATTTTCAGATTATGGAAACAACTTTGGAAAATGATAAGGGAAAATTAAAAAAGGGAGACCAAATAATCACAATACAAGAAACTAATTTTACATATAAACCAAAAGTAAACCCATATACATTTAATTTAATAGGTACTGATTCTATTTTCAAAGATGCTTCGTTAAATTTGGATATGAGTGCTGCTAAGATGAATCAAGTTATCGGTTCAAGATTGGCAAAAAAAATTAATGGTGAAACTCAACCGCTTTTTGGTAGATTAGACGCAGGTAATATTACTGATTTAGTTTTAAAAGAAATAGATTCTAGAAAAGAAGCACCAATAGAAGAAAAAAGCGGAAAAGAAACAGATGAAGAACTAAAAGAAAAGAATTACGCTAATTTTTTAGGTAAAATAGGTACATATCCTAAAGTACAATTTGAAAAAAAGGATATAAAACCTAAGTATGTTGTGCAAGAAAAAACTTATGCATCTGTTTATGATGATAAACAATTGCTAAAAATGGCTAAATCTGATATGGAAGAAGAAGAAGGTGTATCCATTTTATTACCAATTAATTTTACATTTACTGTATATGGTGTTAGTGGTATAAAAAGAGGAGACAGGTTTGCTGTAAAAGGTATCCCAGCAAAATATGAAAAGCAGGGATTTTTCCAAGTTTTAGGTGTAAAACATACTATTCAAGGAATGGAATGGCTTACTGAAGTTGAAGGTGGATTTAGAAACAATACATAATGGATAACGATAGATATAAAGAAATAGCAAGTTCACAATCGTATATTATTGGAGATGTAACACCATTTATTCCAACTATAACCGATAGACAATATCAGAGAGGATATATACAAAGGTGTTTTGTACAAAAATCTAATGATTCCTCATCTAATATATTCGAAGTTTCAGTAAATGAAATTAATCGATATAAAGGTAATCCCTTTTATATTCAGACAAAATTAGATTGGAGAATAACTGGAGACCCTATCGAAGTAAAGAAATCTAATTCAATATCATTACAATTAGCATCTGAGGATATCCCCAAAATTTCATTGTATTTACCAAATCTTTTACAATTTCATAAAAAATAATTTGGATATTACAAATATTTTTCTTATATTTGTTAGATGATTGTAGTAGAATCTAATAAAGAGAAAGAGAATTTTATGCAAATGTGGGAAAACAATCCCTCAATTGTAATTCCTATATGGTCTGATTTGGATAAACATCCAATGAACAATGAACTTGCCTTCTTATTCGTAAGAGTGGGAAAAACTGACTTTATTCTCATATATAATCATATTGATGGTAAATCCCACCATTTAGACCTTTCAACCTCAACACAACCAAAATGGGTATGGAATAAGAAAGGCTTATTACAAACTGATACAAATATACAAAATATTTTTGATATATCCAACTATTACTTCTTTGAAAAGAATCAAACTATACCTTATGAGGTACAAAATCAATCGTTTATCTCACATTATATCCGAATGGGTATAAGAGATGGTTTAGGAAAGATAGCACCTATAATGAAATGGGGAGAGTATTTAAAATCATTTGTTGATAATATAAGTAGTACTATTCCCCCTCCCGATTTATCTCCTAAAAGTTGGGTTGATAATACGATGATTCCTCTATTATCTCAGATTGAACGATATGGGGTTCGGGTCGATGGAGGAAAATTTTTTGATAGATATCCACAAGCTACTAAACATTTAAACAACAATATCGTATATACCGAATATAACCCATATACTATTACATCCCGTCCTTCCAACCGATTTGGGGGAATCAACTTCTCTGCTTTAAATAAAAAGGATGGAACGAGAGAAGTATTTATTCCCAAAGATGGGCACATATTCCTACAAATGGATTATGATGCCTATCACCCCCGAATCATAGGTAAGTTGATTGATTACGAATTACCCGATACTTCGGTTCACCAATGGTTAGCGGACCAATATGGTGTTGATTATGGTGAATCTAAAGGAATTACATTCCAACTCCTTTATGGTGGGATACCCGAAGAATTCGATTCTATTCCTTATTATAAGAAGGTTAGAGAGTACATCGATGAAATGTGGGGTAACGCATCCAAAAAAGGTTATGTATCGACTTACAATCGAAATATACCCCTTAGTTCGATAGAAGGTTTGAATCCACAAAAAGTATTCAACTATTTACTACAAGCAACTGAAACTGAGTTAAATATGGATACAATGAGGAAAGTGTTGGAGTTTATTGAACAAACCGACATTGAGTTAAGTTTATACACTTATGATTCATTCTTATTTTCTTTTCCATTGGATACTCCTAAAGAACAAGCCCTTAAATTAAAAGAAATTGTAGAAAGTAATGGGTTTCCTATAAATGCTAGTTGGGGAACGGATTACTCAAAACTTTAATATTTATAGAATATAGGAAGAGTTACTATGAACAAAAACGAATTAATCAAAGAATTATTATCTGAGTTATCTTATCGTTCTAACGAAGGATACCCTATGTTAGATAATAGAGAACAAATATCTATTCTAGCTGAGATATTAGATGAGTGGGGATATACCAAAATCAAAAACGAATTAATTGAAAATCTTTTAGAAGCAGATGATAAAAAATTTACTGCTACAAAGAAAGATACAAACCAAACAGTAGCATTTGATAGTGAAGAAGCAAGAGATGCAGCGATTGAAAAGGGAACTCATACTAAGAAAGAAGATTCTGAAGAAGATGATTCTAAAAAAAAGAAAAAAGATATGTTTTCCTCAGAAGCTGGATATGAAGCTCCTGATTTAAAAAAGGATGATGATATTGATACAACTCCCAAATCAAAAAATTCAAAACTAAAAAAATTACCAAAAGAAGAATCAATTAAAATAGACCACAATTCAGCTGATAAGTCTCTTATGATGACTAAGACAGAAGCTAAAGCTCAAGCTCAACGAACAAAAGCTGGTGAAACACAAAATGTTGGAGCTGGGACACCTGAATCAAGAGCTGGTGAAGCTATGGTTCATAAAGGTTTAAGATTATTACAAAGTGGTAAATCATTGGAAGAAATAGAAGAGGAGTTTTCTAAAATAGTAAATTCAGATGACCATATATTAAATTCTAAAACAGGTAAAAAATGGGTATCATCTACATTATCTAGTTTAAAAAAGATAGATGAGGTTATTGGGATAGAAAATATTCAAGATGTTGCATGGGATACTGATGCTGGTAGAATAGCTATTGGTGTAGACCCTAATTTAGAAACATCATCGGATATGTTTGTTAGAACTAAAGATGGTAAAAATATTGGGTTATCTCTTAAAAAAGATGGAAATGTATTCTTAAATAATGGTGGTTGGGCCAAACAATCTAAATTATTATTAGGTGATTTAAAATCACAAATGGGTAATGAATCTCATAAAAAATTATCTGAAGCAATGTCAATTAAAGCATATGAGGATGATTTAACTGATAGGTTTAAATCTATCAGTAGTACTATTACAGTAGATACTATTAAAGAAGATTTTGAAAGATTAAAGAATGAACCTGAAATATTGAAAAAATATTTTGGTGGTTCAAATCAACCGATATACTTTAGAGAAATGGAAAATCCAGAAGTATTACATAGAAATATGGTTAATGGTAATTTGAGTAAGTATCAACAAAAAGTTTTAGCTAAGTTAACTCAAGCTTATCATAAAGAGGAATATAATCATTTAAGAAAATCTGAAGATGCATTAACTGAAAGAACATTTAATATATTGAACTCTGATAAAGAAGCCAAAGAAGGTATGAATAAACATATCATAAAATCAATGCACATTACAGAAACACTGGGATTAAATAAAACAGTCAAAGAAGGTGGCGTAGATGGGTTCCAAACAATGTATGGTATTGAACCAGATGGTGCTGTATTAAATGAACAAACATTGATTACTTTATTTGGTTCTAATTTCCAAAATATATTACAAGAGCAAATAAAAGAGGTTAGAGATGGTAAAAAATCAGTTAAAGAATTAGAAAAAGCTATTTCTGATTCAATAGAAATTGATTATGAATCTGGTCAAATTTTATTTAAACATGAATCTCAAAAAAAGTTCCCATTATTTAAATTACAAGGTAGAGCTAGAGGTATAGGAGCATCTCCTACAATGGAAATGTTACAAACTCCATTTATGGCCCATGCACTAAAGATGGGTACATTCAATACCGATGAGTGGGATACAAAATCATTAGAAAGATTTAAAAAAGATATAGAGTTTATTTAATTAACCCTAAAAATATTCTATTATATTTATAGGTGATTGATTAATATATAAAAAAATTTATGAAAACACAATTATTGTGTACATTTACTTCAAAGGATGGGTTACAAAAGACTCTGCAGGATATCAGAGAGACTTATGTGATAGTGTATAACTATATCTATATCTTACAGAATAAGTCAAACTTAGATGAACTTTACGTTACCTATAATATTAATACGGAGTTCAAACCACCACAACCTTTAGAAGATACAATACTAATACACAGAAAAAAAGAATCAAATACGTTATATACTATTAACGCATTAAACCAGTTAGTGAGAGAGGAAAATGGTGGTGTATTAGATAAGACATTTGTAATAGATTGGCAAAAATTTAGAAATTCAATAATACTTACAAATACTGAAGGTACTAAACGTATTCAAACTCGTATTTTTGAGGTTATCGAATTTAATCAAAAATAAAAAATAAGAAATGGCAAAATTCACAAGAGAACAAATCGAAGAAGCATTAAATTGTAATGGGTATAAATACTTTACAAGTGATAAAGGATATGATGTTAACATCGTTGGTATTAGAAATTCCGATACATATGGTGAAGTAACAAATAAATTTGATGATACTCTTACAATATCTTACAAAGATTCAGATGGAAAGTGGGTTTATAACGAATATAAAGCAACAACTGATCCTGGTTCACATTGGGAAAAGAACTTATTAAACAAAGATGGTGTTGCAATCTTAAAACCAGGTCAATATAGAGGTTCTCATAAAATTGGATTACACCAAGGTAAATATGAGGCACTAAGACAACAAAAGGCTGTTAAGGTTTATAGAGATAATAACAAAGATGGTAAATATGATATGATTGAAGAAAATGTACATGAAGGTATATTTGGAATCAATATTCATAAAGCTGGGAAGTTCGTTAATGGTTCAACTCAGATTGATAAATGGTCTGCTGGTTGTCAAGTACTATCTAAAGAATCTGATTTCAACGAATTTATGGAAATTTGTAGAAAGGCTAGAGATATATGGGGAAACTCTTTCACATATACGTTGATAGAATCCAACGATATTTCGTAAAATAAAATGAGGTTATATGGCACAAGAATTATCGAAAGTAGTAAACGCAGGATTCGAAGGTGAACCAGAACACATTGTATTTCAAATACAATCTACATTACAAAAAATAGAACCAACTGAGATACTTAAAGTTGTTGATGGTAGTATAGAAAGAGATTCTAATATGCCTAATGATATGTGGGAAGTTGTTAATAGAAACAACAATCATGAGTGTAACATTGATTTAGAAACACAAACCCTTTATTATATTTAATTATGACACTACCTTTATCAGGACAAATAACGGCGGGTAATATAAACCAAGAGTTTGGAAGAAGCTATTCAAGCTATATGTCTATTTGGAATGCTAGAAATGGTAGATATGGTTCTATCAATGGTCAATCGGCAAGATATCCTACAAATGGAATTAGTAAAACTAATAGCGGATATGCATTTTCAGATTGGTATGGATATAGACATAATGCAGTACAAGCTACAATAGGTCTTGACCAAGTTGAAAGATTTGTTGATGCTGATACCAGAGCTTGGGAATTTAGATACAATGGAACGGCTTTATCTCAAAATTGGCAGTGGAATACTACAAGACTAAGAAGGTGGTTTTATGTTCCAGTTGGTAATAGAATAGATGTTTATTTTGATAATAATATAAGTTGGGGTCAAAGTTGGAGGACTCAATTTAGAGCTATATATTCAAATCAAAGAGGATGGTTATTACGCCAAAATGTACGTCCAACAGCTTATACAAATTATACTAATTTATTTGTTCAATCATCAGAATTAATTACTATTTACAATCAAAGTTAAAAAATATTATGGCAAATCATTATTTTAAAGATACAAATTCTTATTTTAAATTAGTAGATGAAACACATGAAATAATTTGTGTAACTACTAATTTTACAAACAAATGTATAGCAATAAGCTTTGATGAAAGTGGTGGGTATGAGAAAATGAGAGATGCATTTATCGCTGATGGTATTACAACTGTATCCGAAGAACTTTTTGAGGCAAAAAGAGATGAAGTAAAAGATTATATAAATGAAAATTTGTAAAAATGGGTAATTGGTTTGTAAAATCTTTTGATAACTACTATAAGTTTATAGATGATGATTCATCTATGATTATACTAACATCAGCTAGTTTAGATGAAAGTGGAAGTGATATGGTTATTTCATTTAATCATTTATCTGAAAGTGTTCCTAAATATGAAGATATGAGAGATTCTTTTCTATCATCATCTTATTTTACATCATCATATACAGGTTCATCAGAGCCAGTACCACAAATTATTAGTGAATCCCTTTGGGAAGAAAAGAAAACAGAATTAAAAAGTTACATAATAAATAGTTAATAAATGAAAATAGTTATAGCGGGTGGAGGAACTGCTGGTTGGTTATCAGCATTATTCCTAGCCAAACAAAATTTACACAGAGATATTCCAGCTTACGATATTACTCTTATAGAGAGTGATGATATTCCAATTATAGGAGCTGGTGAAGGTTCAACCGGAGTACTTCAAAAAATACTTTTATCTACTTTAACTGAATTCGATGGATTTGGAGAAAAGGAGTTTTTTGAAAATTGTAATACTACATTTAAATTAGGAATTGATTGTATTGATTGGAATGGGGTAGGTGATAGATTCTTTGAATCGTTATCTGGAACACAAACTTCAGATTGGCCATTGGATAGGGATTTTACTATTTGTTCTAAATACGGAAAAGCTCCAGATTCCAGTCCTAACAAATATCTTTGGGAAAAAAATCTAACACCATTTTTAAAAACTGAAAATAGTGATAGTTACGAAACTGGATATGCTTATCACTTTGATGCACATAAAGTTGGTGAGTGGTTTAAAAAGATTGCATTAGAAAATGGAATTAAATTACAAAAAGGTACAATAACTGATACAAATCTAAATCCTAAAAATGGTGAATTACAAAAATTAATTTTAAAAGATGGAACTAAAATAGAATCTGATTTTTGGATTGATTGTACCGGATTCAATAGAGTATTGAGTAAGGCAGTTGGAGCAGAATGGATTTCATATTCAGAATACCTTCCAATTAATTCAGCATTAGTTTATACACATCAATATGAAAAGGATGAAGAAATTCCAAACGTAACAACTGCATGGGCAATGCCAAATGGTTGGATGTGGCAAATTCCAACTCAAGAGAGATTAGGATGTGGATATTGTTATTCTGATAAGTTTGTATCTGAGGAACAAGCTCTGAAAGAACTACAAGAAGTTACTGGTAGAAAGATAACACCTCTTAGAACTATTAAGTTCGATAGTGGTAGGTTGAAAGAAGTTTGGAAAAAGAATGTACTTTCAATAGGATTATCATCTTCCTTCTTAGAACCATTAGAAGCAACATCAATACATTCATCCATAATTCAGTTAGTACAACTAACACAACATCACTTATCACCTTACAAAGAGGATATGATGAGAGAATCAAACATCAAAGCAAATAACGAACACTTTAATATGATGTTAGATGAATTTAGAGGTTTGATTCAAATGCACTATATTACAAAAAGAAATGATACTCCATTTTGGAAATATGTACATAATGATTTAAAGAGAGACCCATTAGTTGAAAAAATTTTAGAAATATGTAAATATAGAGTTCCAAATGGAAATGATTTTCCATATTACAATGGAGCTGCTAGTTGGGGTGTATTCAATTGGATATTGGCTGGCAATGATTTAATTAGTAAAGAGGTATTGGATAAATCTCTAAATACTCATAATTTTGAAAAATCATCTGAAAAAGTTTATAAACATATGGTAAAGCAATTTGCATTTGATAGTAAACAACACTTTCCACATACTGAATTTATCAATTGGACAAAAGATTTTTCAAAAAAACCAAAATAAATTTGGTAATCTCAAAATAATTCCTTATATTTGTATCAACAAATGGAAAAATACACTTTCAAAAAAAAAATTAAAAAAGATTTGGAATTGTTAAAAACTTTTCGTATATTTGTATAAATATATGTTCAAAATTCCACTTAAAACCAGGCATTTTGATATTTATATAAGGTGTAGGAAAGACACCAAAATAAAACCTAAATAATAAATAATAAACCTTTAAAATTTAAAATTATGGCACTAGATTTAAGCGCAATCAGAGGTAGACTGAACAAACTACAAAACACTTCAAACAGAACATCTAACCTATGGAAACCCACACCTGGTAAACACCAAGTGAGAATCGTTCCTTACAAATTCTCTCCTGAGAATCCTTTTATTGAATTATTCTTCCATTACAACATCAACAACAAAACGTATTTGTCTCCTTCTTCTTTTGGAAGACCAGACCCTATCGTTGAGTTCGCTGAAAAGTTGAAAAGAATGGGTGATAAAGAAGATTGGAAAGCAGCTAAGAAGATGGAACCGAAATTAAGAACTTTTGTACCTGTACTTGTAAGAGGAGAGGAATCAGAAGGAGTTAAGTTTTGGGGATTCGGAAAAACTGTCTACCAAGAAATCTTAGGTTATATTGCTGATCCTGATTATGGAGATATTACTGACCCTACTAATGGTAGAGATATTACTATCGAATATACATCAGCTGAAGATGCAGGAACTTCTTATCCTGTAACTACTATCCGTGTTAAACCTAATGTAACTTCATTAGGAGAAGATGCAACGGCAAATCAAAACTTTATGGAAACTCAAAGTAACATTACTGATATCTATTCAGAATTATCTTACGATGAATTGAAATCAGTATTAGAAGGTTGGTTAAACCCAACAGCTGAAGAAGCTGAAGAGAGTGTTTCACAACAAACTCTATCAACTCCATCAGCACCGAAAACTGAAGCTAAAGCAGCACCAGCTGCAGCACCTTCAAACGCGGTAAGTACTGAAGAGAAAAAGAAAATGGATGATGTTGCATCAGCATTTGATGATTTGTTTAACGGATAATATATAATAAATGGCAAAAAAAGAAATGGACTTAGCGGCGGAACTAGCTTCCGAGCTAAACAAAACAAACAAAGACCAGAAGGTTGCCTTCTTCTTAAATGAAGATGGTGCACCCACAAATGTGGATGGATGGATATCAACTGGATGTGCTATGTTAGATGTAGCCATTTCGAATCGCCCTTATGGTGGACTTCCTGTTGGAAGGATTGCTGAAGTAACTGGTTTAGAACAAAGTGGAAAATCATTAGTATCTGCTCACCTCCTTGCTGAAACACAAAAGCAAGGTGGTGTTGCGGTTCTAATAGATACTGAAACTGCGGTAAGTAGAGAATTCTTAGAAGCAATTGGTGTAGATGTAGCAAAACTACTTTATGTATCAGCTGATTCAGTAGAACAAATTTTCGAATTTACCGAAACAATCATTGAAAAGGTAAGAACCACACAAAAAGATAAGTTAGTAACAATCGTAGTAGATTCCGTTGCAGCAGCTTCAACTAAAAAAGAGTTAGCAGCTGATTATGATAAGGATGGATACGCTACTGATAAAGCTATTATTATCTCAAAAGCGATGAGAAAGATTACCAATCTAATTGGTAGGCAAAAAATTACCTTAGTATTCACTAATCAATTAAGACAAAAGATGAATGCTATGTTTGGTGACCCTTGGACTACTTCTGGAGGAAAAGCTCTTGCATTCCATGCATCGGTTAGACTTCGTTTGAAGAATATGGGACAAATCAAACAAAAGGTAAATGGTAAAGATAAAACCATTGGTATGAAAGTAAGATGTCAGGTTATCAAAAACCGAATGGGGCCACCTCTTCGAGCAGCTGATTTCGAAATATTCTTTGATAGAGGAATCGATAACTTCGGTTCTTGGTTAGGAGTAATGAAAGAAAATAAGTTGGTGAAGCAAGCTGGTGCTTGGTACACTTACATTGATACGGAAACTGGAGAAGAACTAAAATTCCAATCTAAAGATTTCATTGATTTGATGGATGAAAGAGAAGATGTTAAAGAACAAATCTATAAAAAGATTTGTGAAGCAACTATCTTACAATACAAATCAGATTCAAAAGATATCGAAGCACATAAGTTAGATACTGAAGGTGCTGAAGTAGTAGATTAAAATAAATAATAAGTTATGAGCAAATTAAAAGAAATGTTAAAATCATCTGCGCAAGCAGATAAGGCAAAGGCACTCCTTACTTTGGAGTTGTTGGAAAAGCATCCTGCAGGAATTGGAGACCACTCAACTGGTGATTTCTATGAAAATGCAGAATCAGCATTACAAATGTTGGTAGATGCAAATGATAGATTAGAAACCATTGAAGAATATTTTGGTGGTGAAGGTATCACTTATACAACAACAACTACATAATGAAAGGACTCTACAAAGATATCCTCAACGAAGTGAGTGAGGAACATAAGACTAATCATCTTCGAGAAAGGAATAGTAGGGTTTTAATTATTGATGGACTAAACACCTTCATCCGAAGTTGGACAACCAACCCCACAATGAATGAGGATGGTGACCATACGGGTGGGGTGATTGGCTCCCTCAAATCTATTGGATACCAAATTAGAGAATTCAATCCAACCCGATGTATTGTAACCTTTGATGGTAAAAATGGTTCTCAATCAAGAAAGAAAATCCACGAAGGATATAAAGCTGGTAGAGAGAAAAACCGATTCCGAGTAAACCGTCAATATCAAGGTATGATGGATGAGGAGCAGGAAAGACTTTCTATGAAACAACAATTTGTTTGGTTAAATGATATATTAGATTATCTTCCAGTTCAAACTATGATTTATGATGGTATTGAGGCAGATGATACAATAGCATATTTAACTAAACATAATGAATCTGATTTAGGTAATGAAGTTGTTATTGTTTCAACTGATAAAGATTTCCTTCAATTAGTTTCTGATAAAGTAAAAGTATTTTCACCTACTAAAAAGAAAATGTACAATAGACAAGTTGTATTTGATGAGTTTGGTATATGGCCTGAGAATCTTTTATTATATAGAACATTGGATGGTGATAAATCAGATAACATACCAGGTATCAGAGGATGTGGTATAAAAACTCTTTTAAAGAGGTTTCCTGAACTTTCTGAGGATAGAACAATAACACATGAGGACCTATTTCAAATGTGTGAGGAGAAGCAAGGTAAAATCAAATTATATGATGATATCTTAAAAGCAAAAGACCAACTTCTTATGAATAAAAGATTAATGGAGTTAGATGAACCCCATATACCAACAAATCAGAAGCTAAACATCTTAGATAGATTTAATGAAAGTGATATTGAATTTAAGAAGTTAGATTTCCTTAGAGTAGGTCAGAAATATAAGGTACTCCAAAATTGGAGAGACATTAATGATTGGTTACATTCAACCTTTCATAATATTATTACAAAATAAATTAGGTTTATTCAAATATTTTTCTTATATTTGTAAAATCAAATTAAGTTATAGATGCAGAACATAGATACTCTTTCCAAATACGGACAATCATTTCAAACAAAGGTTTTATCATCTTTGATTACTGATGTTCGTTTATTGGATACTCTTAGTGAGATTATACATCCAAAGTTTTTTGAAGCTGAGGCAAACAAATGGATAGCAGAAGAGGTTGTTTCTTATTACGATGAGTTTAAGAAATCTCCAACGTTAGATGTTTTTAAATCAGAAGTTTCAAAGTTAGATGATAAAGGTTTTCAGAAAAGTGTAGTGGAGCAACTAAAATCAGTATTTACCAAAGTTGGTGATTCTGATTTAGATTATGTAAAGAAAGAGTTTTCTTCGTTTTGTATCAACCAAAACTTAAAACAAGCAATCGTTAGTTCAGTTGATTTACTAAAGGCTGGTAACTATGATAGAATCAAAGATTTAGTAGATAAAGCAATGAAGGTAGGAGTGGATTCAGATATGGGACACGATTACCTTTTAGATTTTGAAGAAAGAACTAATGAAGTTGATAGAAGTACAGTTCCAACTGGTTGGGATTGTATTAATGAACTTATGGATGGTGGTTTGGGACCTGGCGAATTAGGAGTAGCAGTAGCACCTTCTGGTGTTGGTAAAACTTGGGTACTATGTGCATTAGGAGCAGCAGCTGTTAAGCAAGGATTAAATGTAGTACATTACTCTTTAGAATTATCAGAACATTATGTGGGACAACGATACGATACTGTATTTACACAAATCCCATCTGCAGATGTGAAAGATAAGAAAGAAGTAGTATTGGAGAAAATCAATAGATTGAGTGGAAAACTTCTTATTAAGTATTTCCCACCTAAAGGTATATCTGCTAAAAAATTAGAATCCCATATTGAGAAGATGACAGCAGCAGGAACTAAACCTGATTTAATAATCATTGATTATGCTGATTTGTTATTATCTCATACTAATAAATCTGATTCAACTTATGGAGAGCAAGGTGGAGTTTACATTGAGTTGAGAGGTATTAGTGGTGAATTAGGTATTCCTATTTGGACAGCATCCCAAACCAATCGTTCAGCAATTGATTCTGAAGTTATTGAAGCTGATAAAGTAGCAGATTCTTACGCTAAAGTAATGAACGCAGATTTCATTATGAGTATCAGTAGAAAAGCTAAAGATAAATTAAACAATACTGCAAGGTTCCATATTATGAAAAACCGATTTGGACCTGATGGTATCACCTTCCCTTCTAAAATGGATACAAATACTGGATTCATTGAGGTGTATGATGGTAACTCTTCAGATGGAATCATCACACAAAAGGAATCTGCTAATGGAGAGCAGATGGAAAAGAAATTACTCCATAAAAAATATGTAGAGAATTTTGGATAGTACTATCAAAATTGGTAAACTCTATAAAATATATTTTAACAGTCAATTGAAAAGTTGATTAAAAAATATCAAAAACAAAAAAGTACTAAAAAACGTATTGGAAATATATTTTTTTTCAATATATACAATAGTTATAAACACCGAACAACATTCGAGTGTTCGGTTTTTTAATTTAATTAATTTATAAAAAATAAAATTTATGGCAAATTCACAACAAATTTTCGAAGAAATCACAGAACTATTTTCTCAATTTGAGGAAAATCACAACTCATCAACTAAAGCGGGTAAATCAAGAGCAAGAAAAGCAATTGGTGAAATCAAAAAGTTGGTAACTGATTATAGAAAAGCATCTGTAGAAGAAAATAAGTAATTAGAATGGAAGTTCTCGAATATCTCAAAAATCATTTAAAAACTGATATTGCACCATCTCCCATAGACGGAATTGGTACATTTGCACTAACTGATATTAAAGTTGGTGAACCAGTTTTTTGGTTATGGCCCAATGAAAGTAGGATTTATACGATTGATAAAAGTGAGTTCGAAGAACTTCCAGACTTTACTAAAAAATTAATTTTAAAATCATATCTTAATAAACCTGAATATCCTCTTATTTGGTTTAGATTATTTAAAGATTGTTATTTTAATTTAGCAAACCCATTAGTTTATACAAATACAGCTGAAAAAGATGGTAACTTTGATTCGATGAAAAGGGTAGCAATAAAACCCATAAAAGCTGGGGATGAAATTTTAGGAACTTATAATTTAAACGATACAATATTAAAATGACATTTGATGAATTGATTGATAACATCACCCAATGGGCTGATGATAAGGGAATACTTGTTTCTGATAATATACCACAACAAACTATGAAAGTTATGGAAGAGTTGGGTGAAACAGCAGGAGCAATTTTAAAAAATAAAAAGACAGATGAGGTCATCGATGGGATAGGTGATATCTTAGTAACAGTTATAATTTTGAGTAAACAATTAGGTTTAGACCCTACCAAATGTTTGGAATCGGCATGGAATGAAATCAAAGATAGGAAAGGTAAAACAGTAAACGGTACATTTATAAAACAAGAAGAACTATGAGTAACTTTGTAGATACAACAGCGGAAAACGTAAGATTCGTAATTAAGAGAAATGGTGAAAAAGTTTCATTTGAATTAAGTAAAATGAAAAGTGCAATTACCAAAGCTATGGAAAGCATCGATAAGGTAGATGTAGAAATGGTTGAAAAGATTGCAAATAGTAGTGAAATATCTATTTATAGAAATCCAAATCATATCCCTCATGTAGATGAGATTCACGATATAGTGGAAAACAAACTAATGGATAGTGGTTTAAATGATGTAGCAAAAGAATACATCATCTATCGTTCAAAACACCAACCAAATATATTTAAGAAAAGAGTAAATCTTAAACCTTACGAATATCCTCAGTTAGTAGAATATGTTGATGCTATTAGACACTCATATTGGGTTCATACTGAATTTAACTTTATTTCAGATGTACAAGATTTCAAAGTACATTTAAGTGATAAAGAAAGAACTTCAGTTACAAGAGCAATGTTGGCAATCTCACAAATTGAAATCGCTGTTAAATCATTTTGGGGAGATATCTACAAAAAAATGCCAAAACCTGAGATTGGAGCAGTTGGTGCAACTTTCGCTGAATCGGAAGTTAGACATGCTGATGCATATTCCAACCTAATTCAAGTATTAGGATTAAACTCAGAGTTTGAAAATCTTTTACAGGTACCAGGTATCAGAAAAAGAATTAAATATTTAGATAAAACAATAAATGCAAGTAGAGCAGTTGAAAATAAAGATTACTTTGAATCAGTTGTTCTATTTTCAATGTTTATCGAAAATGTATCGTTGTTCTCACAATTTTTAGTTATTATGTCTTTCAACAAATACAAAAATGTATTGAAAGGTACTAGTAATGCAGTTGAGGCAACATCAAAAGAAGAAAAGATTCATGCAGAATTTGGATTTGATTTAGTAAATACAATCAAAAAAGAAAATCCAACTTGGTGGACTGATGAATTAAAAGAAGATTTAATTGATGCAACTTTAGATGCATATGATGCAGAAGCAGATATAGTTGAATGGATTTTTGAAGAAGGAGATTTAGATTTCCTAACTAAACAACAAACTTTAGAATTCATTAAACATAGATTTAACGAATCATTAAATGCTATTGGGATTGATGGTGTATTTAGTGTAGATGATAAAATATTAGAAACTACTGAGTGGTTTGATGATGAAATTCTAACTACAAAACACACTGATTTCTTTAATAAAAGAAGTATTAATTATAGTAAAAAACAAAAGTCAATCACAGAAGATGACTTATTTTAAAAAGTTATAGATAAATTATGAACGATAGAAAACCCTTTGAGTGGATTAATGAAGAATCCATCACCTTTCTTAGAAGAGGATATCTAAGTGAAGGAGAAGAACCCTTACAAAGAATTAAAATTATTGCAGACCATGCTGAGAAACTATTAGGAATCGATGGATTCGCTGATAAGTTTTATGGATATATGAGTAAAGGATGGTATTCTTTATCATCACCAGTTTGGGCAAACTTTGGTAAACAAAGGGGATTACCTGTTAGTTGTTTTGGTTCAAATATTGGAGATAATATCGAATCAATTCTTTTTACACAAGCTGAAGTTGGTGAAATGAGTAAAATGGGAGGTGGTACTTCTGGTTACTTTGGAAACCTAAGAGGTAGAGGGGCACCAATTACTGATAATGGTCATGCACCAGGCGCTGTTCACTTTATGAACTTATTCCAAAGTGTTGTTGATAACATTTCACAAGGTTCAACTCGAAGAGGTAGATTCTCACCTTACTTACCAATAGAACATCCAGATATTATGGAGTTCTTAGAAATTGGAACTGAAGGAGCTACAATCCAAGACTTAACTCATGCCGTAACTGTAACTGATGAGTTTATGGAATCTATGATTGCTGGTGATAAAGATAAAAGAGCTGCTTGGGCAAAGGTAATTCAAAGAAGAGGAGAAATAGGATATCCTTATATTATGTTCCA